ATCTTTTTTTATTTGCTCATCGGAACGTATATCGTTGTTTTTACGTTCAATGAATAAATTTTCGGAAATTTTAATCCTTTTGTTCATAATTAAAAAAAGTTAAAAATTAAACAAAATTTGTGCTAATTACTACACATTAAAAATTTCAATGAACGAATTTTGTATTTATTAACAAAAAAGACAACTTATAACATTTGTCCCAAAAATAAACTTTGTCCCGATTTGGTGCTTTTGGTTTGTACTATGTTTATTTTCACTCCACAAAGATATAAAAAAATTCATTGATAAAATAAAAATGCAAGTTTTTTTTAATTATTTTTAGTTTGAAATGACAAATTCAACTCATCATTTATTTTTATTTTTTTATTAAATTATTAATTTTTGGCACAATTTTATTTTTTAAGTATTATGCTTATTTTTTTATTATATCTATTTATTTTATATATGCATTATTTTATATATGCATTTATTATGCATATGACGGAAAGGCCGGCCTGGGGGGCCTCCTTGTTGTGGTTGTAGCCCGTGGGCGATGGCTGTGGTTCGGGTGAACCCGAAGGCCGGAAAGCCAGCTGGCCTCAAAGAAAATCCCCTACGCCGGACCACTTGGTTGTGGTGCTAGAAATTCTAAGTACCAAGTAGCATAATTATGAATCATTAAAGTACTGAAAGACTAGAATATGCCAATAGGATGCAGAGGTTATACCTGATCAATAAGTTTAATATACGCAAAGTTCGCAAAGTTCGGCTCCCCAGACACCTGGTTGTGACACAAAGAAAATGGGCACAGTTGGCCCATTAGTAAAGGGAAGTCGCTTAGTCCTCTAGTCCTCTAGTCCTCTAGTCGCTTAGAGTTTGATATTGAAAGTATGGGTTAAGCAGGGAATCCCGTCCTCGTAGCATAGTTCGAATAGTCCGAATGATAGGCAGTAATTAAGTAGTGCCTGTTCGTAGTTACGTATGAGTGGTTCAGCTGCATAGATATGGAATTCCCTGAAGGCGATAGCCTTAGTAGCATCGTTCCGATCAGGATGTAATTCGAAGTCGAAAGCCATGTAGTCTTCAGTCTGAAGGATGCTCATGTAGTCTGTACCAGGGATAAATGTGATGATTTTTCCTGATGGGGTTTTGATTGTTTGTGATTTCATGTGATTGAAGGTTTGAAGGTTATATGCATTATTGCATTATTTATTTTTGCAAATATATAAACTTTTTAATCCCTTTGCAACCTTTTAATTTCCCTAATTTCATCCCCTTCCCCGCTAATATGACAGCCAGAAGGCCAGATATGCTGATGGCTCACACACAAAAGCCCCTGTGTTGTAGGGGCTTTGTTGTAGGCTCAGGTTGGCTCAATCAGCCAAGTCGCCGGAGTCGCTGCAGGAGTCGGCCCAGTCGGGTTATTCGCTTGGGCTCGGTCAGCGACTTAGGTAAGGATACCTGTATAACGTATTCGCCCAGAGGCCCGGTACCCCTGAAGGAGGTACCAGATTGGCTAGTCAACATAGGACAGTTCAATGTTAAGTTTAGCAGCTAAGGTCTCTATGCATTCCTGATGGTCCTCTATGAGGGCAACATCGATCCAGTGCATTCGATAGTCATTTTCCAGGTAGTAAATGAAGTCGTCGATGGCTTCAGTATAGTCCGGGTAATTCGGCCTAGCCTTGACCAGTTGGTCGATGATAGCCTGGTAATCGTAGGTTTTTAATGTTGTCATGATTTTGATTGTTTAGGTCTGGTACCCCTGAATGAGGTACCAGACTGGTTAGTCAGCATGGGTTAGTGAATTATTCGGTAAGGAGGATTGATTGTAGTTAGTCCTCCAGGATGAGGTAGTAGGCTTCAGAGGCTTTGAGTACTGAGCCCCAGCCTACCTGGGTTTCTAGGACTTCCTCTAAGGCCTCTGGGTCAGGATGTTGGGATATTTCCCCGACCTTAGCCTGAGGGTGCCCTAGCCCATCCATGATATAAATGGATTCGCCCCTTATCTCAATGTAGTAGGCCTTATCTTGAGAGTTACCTGGTTTTAGTACCATGGTTGCAATAAGTAGACCCAGTAGGAGTCCAGCTATTGTAAGTATTACTGATGTTAATATCCGGTCTGTTGTCATGATTTTGTGTTTTTAGCGGCAATAAGTGAATAACATGAAGATGTCCGCGTTAGTGGTAAAGATGGATTCCAGCATACCCAGAAAATCGGAGTCCTCAGATCCAAGTTGGGAGTTAATGTTGGCCTTTAAAGCAGTTTGGGTATCGATTTTTTGAAGGTCATCCCAGAGGGCATAGTGAGTGTCCTGATCGAGGTCCGGGGTTATTTTAATTAAGAAAGCCTTCTCGTTACCGGGGTCTGAAAGTGGTAATGAGTTGGTGATGTCGAATACCAGGTAATCCGGTTGGGTGTCGGGATCAAGTTTGTGTTTTGCAAAGAGGTCAGTGATGGCCCCCTCGATAACTGAGTCTAGATCTGAGAAGATTGTGGATTGAGTTAATTCGTCGTTTGTTAGGTGTTTCATGTTGTGTTTGTTTTAGGTGATGGATTAGCTAGTTTTTATATGCATTATTGCATATATATTTATGCAAATATAATGCATTTATTTCTAGTTTAATCCCCAAAATTTCCTTTAATTTCCTCTTAAACCCAGGCTGGAAAGGCCTGAAAGCCGGACAGTAAGTGGGCCTGATGCGTGGTTGTGGGCCTTAGGGACTTGGGGTTTTAGGGGTTTAAAAGGTACCCAGGGGTAAGCTGGCCATAGGGAGTCATCGCCCTTGTTGTGCCCAAACCCCATAAAAGTAGGGCCCAGGGGCTCTCTTAGGCCCTGACTACCCTAGTACTTTAAGGCCCCTACAACCCCCGCAAGACACGAAAAAGCCCCAAAGATTTCTCTTTAGGGCCTAGATAATCCTAGCCTAATCCCCGACTTCCGATGCCTCAAAGTCATCTAATATACTATAGATAATAGCTTCATTGGCAGGCTGGATCAGGGACTTTTTACGAGGGATATCAGGGTTATTAGTGGTATCCAAGCTGCCAGAAGCTCTGACTTCAGGTACCTTTTCAGGGTCATTTATACCGTATTCCGATGCCAGTTGGGCCATGAAATTGGGGCTGGTAAGAGCTTTTTGGGCCATTTCTGAGGCTATTTCTATGGCCTCTTTCTGGGTGATTAGGGGCTCTTTTGAGGCATCTATGGTGTTAATTTGTATGAGATTATTGAGTACCTGTTGAGGGTAAATTGTCTCAAGTAGGCTACCAAATGAGGCCTGCAACTTGGCAGAGGATTCAATGATTTTTACCAGTAAATGAGCGTGGGGTAGCTTCAATTTCGCCGTATTTTCGTATTGTAACTCATTCAAAGTCAACGTTCTAAGGCGATTTATTGTGGCCCTGTCAGCCGTCAGGCCCGCCCAAATCTCCGCGATTAGCGACACTCGTGCCTTAGCTAATTCATCTGGATTTGAGGTAGAAAAGGCCTGAGAGTAGAGATTATTTACGTTTAGAACTTCGCTTTGTAGTGTACCTTGTTTGATACCAGTATACATAGAAAGTTGGTCTAAAGATAAGTAAACCCCTAAGTAAGTAAATCCATTAGAAGTATAATGGCTTATGATGTGATGTACTACCCGTAAGTATGATTCTCTGCTTTCATTAGATTGCATTAGTCTACTTAGTATAGTTACGCCTTTGATTCTTGGAATTTTCATTGGGTATTTATTTTCTGTTTTACCTGTAATTGTGCGGGGAACTCGATTGCTAAGGTATTGGGGGTGAGCCAGTATACTTCGGGAGATGGTTTCAGTTCTGGGTGTTTTGTGATCCAGGAGTATTGGATTGAAAATATGTAGTCGCCTAATATACAGCTAGTATGAGCTGGTCGGCCTGCATTTGTTGTACCATATTGTATGGTAAGAACTAGGCCAGATAAGCTGGACATTAGGCGTATTTCTTGGATTTTGGGTGTTGAAGAAGGTGATAATTGAGGCTCAAAGAAGGCTTTTAATACCTCTTTGGAATCTTCGATTAGTGTGATATTATCGCTTTGGATGTGGTCGAATATCTCCTGAACCATAGATTCCTCAGTATCTTTTATAGTAAGTTTAATGGTCGTTTGGGTCATGATTAGATGATTTGAGATTGTGATTCCTCTTCCAATTCTTGTTTGGCTTTTATCAAAGCATTGATTTTTCTTTGTTTTTCCCCGTAGTCTTTGGCAGCATATTTGGCAACCTTAGCACCGCAACTACAGATTAAATCCCTTGTTTCAGTGATGGGGGCAGGGGATATGAAATTCCGTTTATTGCACTTGGGGCACCTAATCATGAAAGGATTTTCACTGATTATGATGTTTTTACGGATAGGTTTATCGGTCTTTTTGGGCTTAGGATCGCCAAAGTCTCGACCAGATAAAGCATACGTTGTAGAAGAGGTTGATTTCAGTTTGTTTTGGGTCATTGTTTCAAGTATTTAGTTTTAATCAAAGTAGTATAATTGCATTTGAATTGACATTTAATGCACTAGAATAGCCAGGAATATGCCCCTGGATATACCTGAGAGAATATATTGCATTAGCAATTTATTATGATATAGTCTCTTAGGCCAAGCCATATTGAGGGCATATTACTAGATTTGTGCGAGGAATCATTTTTAAGCTAGATTGGTAGCTATATAATGGAATAACTCCATAGCGGATTCTGTTGTAAAGTGCCTAATCTCCTCGGATGAGTGGTCAATTTTGGGGTACGCAGGAGTGAAAAGTATGAAATCCGTGTCAACCATTTTGACAAGAAATCCCGGGGTATTGGGTACCTCTAGTACTCCCAGGGGTGTTTCATAAATGGCAGTAGCTAAAGCTTTATTAGCTAAAGGGGAGTTGGGGATTTCTTTGTCTGAGAGTAACTCGGATAATTCATGATAAGCTGGGACAACTTGTTCATAATACCTACCCTCTATTACCACCTGAAAGTTCTCTGTGAGTAGCTCTACCAGATCATCAGGTAAGTCTCCCATACCATAGAAATAATTCTTTAGCCTCTCAGCTCCTGGTTTTCCGAGATAACCCAATAAGGATTCTAATTCTCTGGCTACTTCGGTATAGGCATTTAGGGTATTGACGAAGGCATCAACTTTTACTGGATCAAAAACTTTTACTGGATCAAAGTGGGATTTTTTAGTTGGTTTCATGGCTTAGGATTTAAAGTTTGTAATGTATTTATTGGCTATTTTCCAGGCATCATCCTGGAGGGTGTCAGCTAAGGTTTTTTCCATTGTGTTGGTTTATAATGTTAATACTATGTAGACTGCAAAAGCTATGAAGGCCCCCAATATTAGTAGAGATACCATACTAGCTGGATAAAGACTTTCGTCTTTAGGGTCCGACTGTTTTAATTCTTTGATTCGTTTTCCCGGGTTCATCAATAGGAATAAGCCGAGGACGAAAACTACTATGGTTATGGGGTTGTCCATATCTCTGGGGTTTAAGGTTTAGTGAGTCCAATGGGATTGGGTACTAGGTATTTCATGGTTACCTGAGAATTTCGATTGATTTAATTAAGTTTACATTGTAATGCAGGACTTCATCAGTCGGATTTTCGATTTCAATGTATGGGCCATTGGGGCATTTCTCCTGTACTGAGAAATGCCAGTAACCTGAACTGGTCTCTATGATCTTCCCGGTAGTTAAAGTTATCTCAAGATAGGGGTCCCAGTCCCCTGTGTGTTCAATCCAACCCAGTTGATCTAGTAATTCAATGGTTTTACTTAGCCGTTGGAGTTTGTTAATGTGTGCTTCCTGATTATCAGATCGAGGGTAGAATTGGATTCTACCAAGATTATCCAGTATAAAGGATGATATCATCGGTAGTGATAATACCAAATCCTGTAGGGTTTTTAAGTCCCCGTCATGCTGTTTAATAGTTCCCATAGTTTTGAGTGTTTGAGGTTATTTGGTTTTAGTGTTCAAAGCAATCTTCCTGTAATGGTAAGGAATCAGGTGGGGTTATACCTATACCGAAGATGAAACCTTTAGCCTCTTCGGCGGTATATTCGTAAGCATCAGGGTCATCCTGAATATCCTCTATCCAGCAGTGGAGAGGAACGTTATCGGCCAGGCATTTATTGTAGTCCTGGAGAAGAGCATCTTGTTTTTCCATAGTTTTGAGTGTTAGAGGTTTATGCATTATTGCATTTAATTAATAATGCAAATATAGGGGCTTTTTAATCCCCATGCAACCCCTTAATTTCCTATTTTACCCTTACCTTCTTTACTTGGTAATCCACCTGATTAACCAGGAAGGTACCCAGGATTTATATTTGGGTTGGGGCATATAATAGCCCACCTGAATGAGGTTAGATATGCCGAGCCTTTCGTTTAGGTAAATAGCCTCACGTTCGGCATCATGCACTGTTTCATGGGATGATTTGAATCTGATGAAATAGGTTGGGTTTTCCATAGTTTTGAGTGTTAGAGGTTTATGCATTATTGCATTTAATTAATAATGCAAATATAGGGGCTTTTTAATCCCCATGCAAACGTTTTTTTACCTAAGAGGCATAGTCAGTTATTTCTATGGAGAAGTATTGGGCCATTTGCTCAGAATTTAAAAGGATTATTCTAGACTCAAAGCCAAAGGGTATTCTGTAGTAAGATAACAGCCTCTTAAACCTACTAGGAATACCATGAAAGGATATACCCATAGTGTAGGACCATTCAACATTATCATTGTCAGGGCAGAAGTCCTCGTAAAGATAGCCACAGGTGATATCATGGCATAGTTGTAGGATATCGGTTTCCGCTTGGTCAGATTCCAGTATTACCCCTAAGACTTTTAGCCCCCTACCAGGGTGAATCTCAAGTAGTAAAGTGGAATCCCCCATCGGTATTTTAGCATAGGCAAAGGGATCCTTCAAGTCTGGATTTGTAGCCATATAATTCCTTACAGCTAAGACTAATTCTGAATCTGTTTCCATGGTTATCTAGTTTAAGGGGTTATGAGCAGTAGCAATTTCGCCATATAAGGTAATAGCCATTAACTGGAACATTCGGGCAAGGGCGATCCCCGATAAAGCCCCAATCCGAGTAGTGTTGGCAAGAGTCCTCGGGATGCAGGGGAGCCCCTAAGGGATAAAGTCCTTGGAGATTACCCGGCTCAGGATGTAATTCCCCAGTTATGAGGTCCTTTACTAAAGGTGCAGCATCATGCCAGTCCATATGAGCGTCCACCCATTTGTGTTGACTACAGCGGATAATAAGTTCATCCAGAACCTTATTGGGAATGTACTCCCTGAAGATAAGCATGAAGAGATTTAAATCAGGTTCTACAAAGTCCGGGGGTAACTCATCCACTGAATCCACGTTTAACCATGTGTAAAACTTGCCATTTAGGGTTTTTACCTGTATTTCAGCAGGGAAGGCATAGTCAATGGGTAATTCATCAGCTTCTTGGCCAAACCAGATTTTAAAGTCATCCAGTTTAGGTAAACTGTGATAATCAAGGATTTGGTTTATCTGGTTTAGGTACCAGTCCTTGAAAGGGATGGGTTGATTATAGGGTATCTTTTCCATGTTATGTGGTTTTTGGAGTTGGGTTTCTTGTTAACCTAGCCGAAGACTTATTAAGTAAAGTCCCCAAGCGGTTGTTAACCAAAGCTTGTAGGAAATCCTCGCAAGGGTGGGAATATAATTTGATGATGTCCTTTTTGTCTACCTGGCGGTCATAGAATTTAAGGATAATACCCCTTGAGGGGGCATCCAAGTAGGGATGATATCTAAGCATGTGGTCATTTAGGGATGCCCTAAGATTAGCAAGGAGTTGTTCCTCGTAATGCCATTGGCCGAGGCCTGGTTTTGATTTGTTCATGTTTTTGAGTGTTTGAGGTTATGCATTATTGCATTTAATTAATAATGCAAATATAAGGGCGTTTTAATCCCTATGCAACCTTTTAATTTCCTATTTTACCTTGTACCTTGGGTCGTAGGTTAGCATGAAATTGAGCTTAGAGTACAGCCAAAGATTTACAGCCCATCTTTCCCCCATTGGGGTCTCGGACTATCCCATTAGCAATTAATAGATCCCGCCTCACTCCATGCAACCTTTCAGCGATGAGCTTACTGACAATGAAGTAAGTACCCTGCTGCGGTTCTGGCATATACATCGGGGGCATGTATAAAGTACTGGTTATAGGGATATCCTTTCCCCTGAATTTTACAGTATCCAAGTGCTGAGTCTTTTGTATACACCTTGGAACCTGGTTGGAGGCAGGTATTGTAACAATCCTATTCCCCTCATTATCCAGTATGGTAATGGGATGCCCGGTTAAGTTTATGAGCATTGGATTTGCCATGATTATTTGAGTTAAGGGTAAAAAGAAAGGGGCCCAGAACCAGATTATCCTCTGTGGGTCATTACTGTACCTTTGATAGGCAAGGGCCCCTTTGGGGTTTATAGAATGTAGTCTGGGTTAGTTAAGACCTTTTTTCTGTACTCAAGGATCTCAGCCATTTTAAGTTTTTTGGCTGTATCTTCAAGTTTCAGGGCCTGAGCTTCCATTCTACGGATTGTATTACGGGATTTTTGGCGGAATACCTTGCGGTCAACTGTGGAGGTGCAATCTTCCGGATAGAGATAGGTAAGATCCCTTTCATACTGAATCTTCTGGATAGCTTTGTCCTTGTTGGTGGCATCAGCCACAGGGTCTTTAGCTTCTTTGATCTTGCTCTTTAGAGCAGATACCTTTTCCAGGGTGATTGTGGTTGGGGTTTTGGTCTCAACCTTAGCCTCAGGGGCTATGGGAGTGGTTTTTGGCTCAACCTTAGTGGGAGCACTCTTTTTGTTCTTTTTCATCGTTTTGATGTTTGTTGGTTTGAGGTTATGCATTATTGCATTTAATTAATAATGCAAATATAAGGGCGTTTTAATCCCTATGCAACTGAAAAATTACCTTAAATTTCCCCTATTCCCCAATAGAGGTTTGAGGGGTTAATTCTAAGCCTTTTTGGTACCCCGCTATAGTAGCAAGGGTGTTCTTTATGGCTTTATGATTACGGGTCTGTAAATCGGCATAATTTTTTTCCAGGTATTCTTGGAGTTCTGATTGGGCAGTTAATTCCACTTGTCTGATAGGGAGATAATTTTGAGCGGTTGTTGTGGATTGGTTAGCTTCAAACTCCCTTTGCCTTTTTATATTTTCCAGGTTAGTCCTTACTCCTAATGCTGCCCCCATATAGTACTGCCTGTAGAAGGCCCCTTTCTTGGTATTAGTACTTTTATGTAACTGCTTATAAGCTTGCTTAGCAAAGTGTCTGATACTAGATAATAGGTTCTTAATAGCATGTTTCGCTACCTCTATGTTATGGGGTTTACCTATTAGGACAGATACAAAATCCCTATCCCCTTTAGTCTTTACCTGTATACTTCTACAAAGGAAAAAATCTGCCACTACAGTCACTACAATTATTGCCCAATGTCCCTCTCTTGGATTATAACCCCACTCTGATGAAGGAACGTTAACCTCATGGAGTTTCTTAGGGGCATGATGTTCTAATTCAGATAGTGATAGGTTGTATTTTAAAAGTAAGCGTTGTACCTTCTCAGCGGCATTAGTGGCTTCTTGAATACTTCCCAGCTTTTCGGCACTTTCCTGTAGGGCCAATAGCTTCTGGATTTTGGTCCAGATTTTGTTTACTTCCTCTTTTTCACTTGTTGGCATCATCTTTGGGTTTTAATTTTTTAACTTTAGTCATCACCATCTCAATCATGTTATTGAGGTAACTGTCATACTTAGGCTCAGGCTTGGGATTACCCCCCAGCATATACATGTTCTCCAGTGCTATTTTTAGGACACCCCGAACTTCATCTACTTCCTCTTGAAAGAGGACTTTACCGGGTTTAGTTTGTTTTGGGTTTGCCATCGTCTGGGTGTATTAAATATCCATATTGTTCAGTTATTTCCCTAAAGTTCATACTTCTCATAGAGGGAGTTCCATTAAGGTCCCAATCCTCGGGTATCTCATCCTCATCATAAATCATCCCAATGATAGAGCCTCTTAGTAGTAGGTTGTATTTTTCGGAGTCTGTAAGATCATCACAAATTATAACATAGTCGTCTGAAGCCCAGCCTGCCCCCTCATCAATACCATTAACCCAGTCTTGGACCTTTTCTAAATCCATGGGAATAGCCTGTGTAGGAAGTTTATAAGCTTCCCCAGCAATCCAGGATTTACTTTGGTAATCATAATCCCAGCTTATCTGAGTCTCTGTCTCTGGGTTATATTCTATGACACAGATTACACCCAGATTCTCATAGGTAACCCAGTCTACGCAGTCTACGGTAATAGCGGCTACCCGTATAGCCTCATCGGGAGTTTCCACCAGGCAGTGGAATGAAAATTCCCGACCCTCATCATCCGAATGTTCCGGATCCATCCATACTTCAAATAAGTGTTTCATTTTCTTTAGGATTAATTAGACAACATTTTTTGTATTTTAACCCACTACCACATGGGCATGGATCATTACGGCGGGGTTCATTTTCCCGCTTAGGCCATTCTCCACGCCAGTGAGTATAACCCCACCTTTTAGAGCCAAGCCCAGGAAGGCAAGGGGGATTGAGCCTTAGGTCTTTAATAAGGTCCTTAAGTTGTGGGCCCCAGGGGATGAACTTCCGGGGTGGGGTTACTTTGTATTTACCTACTCGGTTAACGAACCTTTGGGGTGGTCTGATATCTGGGTTAACGTTTTCCATTAGTCAATTGGATTAGCCGTTTCAATTTCCCAGCGGGGCTCATCTGTGTTCCTTACGTGATAAATGTTCATGGTTATGCGGTTTTAAGTGTAACCTTTAATTGTTGGGATAATTCGACAGCCTTTTGTCTTGGGAACCATTTAGCCTCTTTGGGATTAAACCTGCTTTTTTGGTAGGATAATTTAGTACCGTTCTTGAGATTCATCCATATAGGCCCATCACCAAACCCCTCATTCTCCCAACTTATGTAGGCTAATTGAGTTAGCATCTTAGCCCTTTCAGGTTCTGTTAAGCTAAGCCAGTCTTTTTTCATGTTCCTCGGTCTTTATGATGAATGGTGAGTAATTATTTGGGATATCAACTTCCTCTAAGAAAGAGAGTATTTCCTCTTCCCCCAGTAGGCCAAAGTTTCGCCAGAGTAACTGGGATATTTCTTCCTCTTCCCAGATTTCCTTGTAGTCACCCTTGAAATAATGGGCCAACCAGACAAATAAGAGTATTTGTTGGTGCTCCTTGTTATTGGGGTCTATAATGTAAAAGTGTTCTTTAGCCATGGCCCTAGTATTTAAGGTGGCGGATTCTACCACAGCAACTGCATATTAGCACCTCTGTGGTTTCGTTTAACCTGTAGTCCTCCTTCTTAGCATGGGTATTCCATTTGTGAAGGCAGAAGAGTTTTTGAAAGATTTGTTTCAACATGATTATTTAGGTATTAAAGTTTCGATTTCAGATTTGAGGGTGTCAATGTCCTCATCATAATTACCGTTTAGCCAAGCAGAGACTAGGCCATGTAGTGTTCGGTGATTAAAGGTATTGATGTTTGAGCCTTTAGCCTTTTCCAGTTGTTCTGGTGTAAAGGTGACCCAGGTCATGAGTTCCTGCATGAACTGTAAGAGTGTGGTTTTTCCCATTGTTTGTTGGTTTGAGGTTATGCATTATTGCATTTAATTAATAATGCAAATATAAGGGCGTTTTAGTCCCCATGCAAACGTTTTTTTACCTAATTTTCCCCAATACATCTGCCATAGTATGATAGGGGAATATCTGTTTGGATATGGCATATAAGGCCTTAAAGTCTTTTACCCTGCAGTAGGAGGCCTTTTGCCCAATTGAAGCCATGAGTGGGGATATAACAAAGTCCTCACATATTAGCCTACCATATGGGGCATCAGGCCTTTCGAGTAGGAATATATCCACTTTCACACTCTCCACACCATTGGGCATGAAGAAACGGTATGGTTGGCCATATTCTTTTTCCTCACCCCATTCTTTTGGACGAGGCCACATTTCGGAGATGGCCTTAAGCTTGAGTTTTAATTCATCATCGTACTTTGTGATGAGGATATCAATATCATTTACCTGTACTGCCAGCCCCTGCATGGCATACATAAAGGAACCCGTAATAATGAAGTCCGGGTCCCGAGGTTTAAAGCCAAGCCTATCCCGGATATCCTGAATTAGGGGGATAAATTGTAGGGCCTTTTGAATGTGTGAGTTTAATCTGGGGGTTACGGGTTGTACTGGCATAGTCTTTGCAACTTCAGCAAATTCATCGTCTTCATCGACCTCATTAGTCGGTACTTGGGATTTGGGTTTGGGCATGGGTTTTTGTTCCATTTCTTTGGGGTTTTAAAGGTTAATATTCTGGGACACCTTCATCCAATCCGGCATCCAATTCTTTTAAATCATACTCGGGGTCAATGCCACTATCCAGTAAATCCAGGTATTTACTCTTGGGTTTACTTTCAAGGTACTTCTTTACAGCACGGGCATAATCCCTGCTTATTTGTTCTTCTGTTCTACCCCTATCTAGCATACGCTTCCGGTACTTAGAGTAATCCCTTAGTTCATTAGGTAAATGGGTATTTACTGAACTCTCGGTGTCCCAGGTATTGGGGGCTATTGTTGTACGGGCTTTTCTAGCTTTATCCCTTTTGGTTTCAGGGGGTAGTGTCCTTACTCCTGGGAACTGGGGGTTGGAATTACCCCCAGGACCCAAGTAGTAGAATAATTGTAGGATGAGTACAACTAGAGCAGCCCAGGCAATGGGGCTGTGTTTAAGTTTTTTCATTAGTTAGTTAGGATGAAATTCTGAATTTGAGAATCCATTTGGGATTTCTTATGGGGGGCCATATTGATATCGGTATTATGGTTTAACTGGAAATTAAAACCATTATATACCAACCAATCGGTTTTTGGAAAGCCTAATTCGGCCATCTCATATTGGATTCTGTCTAAGACAGCATCTCTTTGGGTTATGGGGAATTTAGTTTCCTCAATAATTTCATCCACCCTTTCAGTGAGATTATATACTGGCATGGCCCTTAGCTCCCTAAATGGTTCAATAATCTCCTCCAGGTTATCCAGGAAGGTTTGAACTGTGTTCATCATTTCGCTTATTGCTAACCCCTCCCCGTTATTGGCGGTATGCATATAGGTCTCTGATGAGAATTCAGATACTGGAGCCATCATCCCATTGGTGCAAATTAGCCTCATGCAGGATACGTTACCACTGAGTTTGATTTTCCCATTATAGGAATTGTAAAAGGTAAAAGATGGGAATATCTCATCCATCTCTACCCTACCCCCCATTGTGATAGTCCTGTCCATTACTAGGTCTATTTTAAAGATGGCATCTTGATAAATCTTGGGCACCAACTTTACTGGGCATATCCGGGATATCTCGGGTAGCAATGAAAGGAGTATTTCCTCATTGGAAAATACCCGGTATACATCGCTGCAGGAGTTTACCTCTTTTAGCCCTTTAGGGGTTTCCACTACCACCTTGTACTCATTGTATGAGTTGGTGGCTATTCCCGGTACCAATTCATCCGACCGTACTTTACGTACTGGATAGAAAAGGGATGGGAAATCTCTTTTCATCTGTTCTAATTGTTCCATGTTACTTTAACCGTTTAACTGTGAAATTGTTGTTGTTTTTGATGTTCTCATTAAAGAATTTTCCAACGCTTTCGGCATTGACCAATTCGGAGTGTAACTCCGGGGATACTGGGTAGTACTCGTACTCCCGGCCCTTATGGAATTCTACTCTTAGGGTTTCAAGTTTTTTTGAGTACCCCACTGCAGCGATATTGCTGGATTCAACTGGGACCATTTTCATGTTAGTTTAATTTTGCAAGGTTATTATCGTCCTGGCTTAATTCCAGGATTAGAGTTAATCTTGTTTGAATTTCCTCAAATACCCCCGGGAATTCCTGAATAAGGATTTCTTCATAGATGTCCATTATGCCACTGAATAATTGTAGGTAATGGTACTCCATACTTGTTAATTTATGGGGCTCTTCCCAAACTACTTGAAATTCATAAAAGGCATTAGATAACTCAGAATGAAATTCCTTTAGAGTTATATATGAGGCATTCAGTTGATCCGAAAGTTCATCTAAGGAATCCTGGGAATGTTTGGTATGGCAGCGGATTAAAGAATCATGTTCTAAATCGCATACCCTCCGGATTAAGTCTAGGTGTGGTTTTTGTAGTTCTAGTCTTTGCATTTTTGCATTATTAATATTTTATGCAAATATAATAAAAAATAAACTAGAATATGCCCATTTATTGCCAAATAATGCCATTAGGGGGGTATATTCTAGTTACGTGAAATTGAAAATTGGGGATTACTTCCCTGGAGCTTCAATCAGGGTGGACCAGCCGGGTTTTTCTCGGAAATCAACATCCATGTACCACCGCTTAAAGAATTTAGAGAACTTATGGTTATCTGGATCCTTCCGGGCTTTATATAGTTCAACCCTAAACCTTTCTCTTTCTTCCATCACCATGTAGTGGGGGAATTTAACCATGTCAGTTTTTCTAAAGGTTAGCTTATTTACAGCTTTCCATTCCTTAGAAAACTCATGGAACTTCCCATGTAGGATGGATAACATAATAGGTTCTTTCTGTCCCAGAATTTTGAATCCGAAGAGTAGGTTGGGATCATACTTATTGTTCACTGGATTTTTAGCCTCCTTAAGAAGTTTTATCATCCACTGATACTGTTCGAAATAAGCAGGGAAAACTGACCAGTCTTTGACTATACCAGCATCGCTTAGATGATCCGAGGTCATAAAAATGAACCCCTCAGATCGAAGTTCCTTAATAAATTCATCCTGAAATTCAGATTCCTGGATTTTTTCATGTAGGCTTTCCCGCCAAGAAGGGTCATCACTGTAAGCTTTCTTAAGAGCTCTTGTTTTTGGGGTTTTTACGACTAATGGTAAATCCCCTGATAACCTTTTTAAGTACCCAATGGCCAATTCCACATCGGGCTGCCCAAATAGGCAAAACTCTAGTTTCATTGGGCCCTTATGGGGTTCCTTGGGACCCTTAGTTAGTTCTAAGTCCTGAGACACTAATCGATCTTCCAGCTGATTCATGTCAGGGTCGAATAGTTGTACCCTGAGTTTCTTGAGATTTGATTTTATGGGATCTTTCATGGGTTTTTTTTATGGGTAAAACAATAAGGGTGGACTAACGCCCACCCTTTTAATACATAGGCCCAAGATTAATCCTCATCTGCCTCGACTTTCTTTTTCTTTTTCAGAGAAACTTCTGCAGGTGCTTCTGCAGGTGCTTCACCTTCTCCAGCAGTTACCTTGGATTTTTTCACCTTTTTTGTAGGTTCTTCGGGAGCTTCTCCTTTGGCCTCAGCTTTAAGGGCAGCTTTCTTTTCCCGGCGGATTTTTGCCCGGTACTTTTTCTTATCCGCGGCAGTTACGCAATCTTCCGGGAAATCATAAGACGATTTACGGGTATTGGATGGCTTCATCCCTTTAAGTACAGCCTTAGCCTCATCATAAGCTTTTTCGGCATTTTCCAACTTTTTCTCCAGTTTACCCAAAGCCTTGATAACTTTTTCTTCACCTGGTACATCATCCGGCTTCAGGGATTTCTCCTTGCGGAATGCCCGGAGTTCAGCTTTAGCTGCTTTAAATTCATCCTTCTTTAAAGCAACTGCTTCGGTTGCTTGTTCAAGGGTAATCTCAGTGGTTTTCTCTTTTGACATGGTTTGTCTTTTTTAGGGGTTTGTTAATAATGATTGATTGTATTAAAAAATAGTCACTTTGTAGGATTACCCTTTCCCAAAATACTGGAGGGAGTTCCTAGTGGTATGCGCATTATTTTTAATATTGTTGCATTTTTAAAGTCCCGAATTACTAGTGATGGTACTTCCTCTGGAGTTATCCCATGGTAGTAAGTATGGAATACCTTATTTACTACAACCCGGTTTTTCAGTATCATTCGGGATTTTAGCCTTACTTTTAGCAGGGTCCCGTTTTTTCCGAGACTTAGGTACCGTTTCATTAGATGGGATATCTTTTTCTTCCCGTCCATGGTTAGGTTCAATAGCTGCCTTCGTCTGGCGGCGTTTAAGTTGGATTTTTGTAGTTCTTTCTCCATCTCCTGTAGGAGATGGTGGGTTCTCAATAACTCCTCTTGAATTTGCTCTGTCCTTTTCATCCTGTTCGAATTTAGCCCTTTTCTGGAGTCTTTCCATATCGGGAGGGTCTACCTGTTTGGTTATACAGTGGCAAGCTACTTTTTTAAAATCCTCGTCCTTGTATGGACCTTTAGTGGGGGTAGCCATTAACCGATAACCCCGGGAGTAACAGGTTTTACACTTAGGGGGTTTTAATTCCCCTGTGGAAAGTAGGATTAAAGCCTTGTCAGATCGGTAAGAATCCGCATAGAGGGAAGCTTCTTTTGGGGGTACCCCAAGAAGTTGAGCCTTAAAATGCTCATCCAGGTCCTGAAGTAAGACCTTGGATTTAATGGAGTTTTTGGTGGTGTTTGCCATAATTATTTATGCATTTAATTAATAATGCAAATATAAGGGCGTTTTAATCCCCATGCAACCTTTTAATTTCTTTAATTTCCGAACCCTAAAAAGAAATAAGGGGACCTTGGAAGGCCCCCTTATAGAGGGAGTAGATGGGATTATTTTTTAGATTTTTTTGCCTTTTTGGCAGGAATCTCAATTTTCATAGCCTTAGCTACAGCTTTCCTTAAGCCATCCTCATCATCCTCGTAATCTTCGGGATCAACTGAGAGATCTTCTTCATCAATGATATCCTCGAGCTCATCAGAGTCCATACCTTTGAGATCATCCCAAGTTATATCCTCATCCTCTTCTTCTTCTTCTTCCTCTTCTTCTTCTTCCTCCTCTTCTTCTTCCTCCTCTTCTTCTTCATCCTCTTCCTCTTCTTCATCCTCCTCATCCTCTTCTTCTTCCTCTTCTTCTTCCTCTTCTTCCTCATCCTCTTCTTCTTCCTCTTCTTCCTCATCCTCATCCTCATCCTCTTCTTCTTCCTCTTCTTCCTCATCCTCATCCTTAGGAGCTTTGGCTTTGGCTTTGGATTTGGCTGGGACTTCATCCTCATCCTTAGGAGCTTTGGCTTTGGCTTTGGCCGGAACTTCTTCCTCTTCTTCCTCCTCCTCTTCAGCCAAGGCTATGAGGCAAATGATGGAAGAGCCATCTGTGAAAGTTAATTTAAAAAAACCTGTTTTAAGGTCTTCTTGTTCGGCAATGGTTTTTTTTGTTAAGTTCATGGTGTTAAATTTAGGTTGTTTATTTATTATTAATAGTTTGAGGGGTGTTCTAGAGGTCATCAAACTCCCGGTAAAAAATCTTAGTTTTTCTTTTTAATATTCTTTCCAGTTCCTTCTTTGGGATATCTGATATGGGTTTTCCAAGCTCTCTACTTACCACTTCCCTCCAACTTAATATTAAAGGGCCATCAAATACCTCTCTTATCTTATTCCTACGTCTTTGCCTACGGTACTTAAGCCTTAAACTGCCCTTTTGGCGACGGGTTAGGTTTTCCCCAAAATCATATTTAGTAATACTGATTCCCCAGATATTAGAGGCTGAAGGTAATACCCTTATGCCCTCATCCAAGAGGGTTTTCCCAGACACTATTTCTACGAATGCCAAATGAGGAAAGTGTCTTCGTACTGCCTCCTCAGCTAATTCATAGAATAAAAAGGATTTTCTAAAAGCTTGGGGATCCTTTGGGTGTTTTAGGTACACTAAGTACCATTGTTTTAGGTTGATCTTTATAGTAGCTTTAGCCATTATTTCTTTGATTTTTTAGACCGGTTATACCATATGCCAATACTCTTTGGCTTGGCATCTGGGAATTGTTCTATGACCTTGGCTATAACTTCTTCTTTAGCTAAGCCCTCTTTACAAAGGGCATAAGTTAAAGCCTTTTTAGTTCCTTGAAATAACCCCTCTTGAGTCCTAGCCTTTTTACGCTTGAATTTTGGGGTTAAGGATTTTACTCGCTTTCTTTTTACTACCTCCCCATTGGCATTTCTAATGCCAATAGCCGATAGCCTAAAGTAAGGGGATATCATAGTTGGGTCAACCCCCCTTTCCCGTAAAAGAGCTTCACTCCAGATGTCGTAGGCTTCTAGCAAACTGTGATTAACCGGATAGTCATAATGACTCAAATACCAGCTTTGTAATCCTAGAACAGATTTATCACAAACATCTTCAAATGGGATTCCTCGGATAATGCAAGATCTTTTAAGGTCCTGTAAATTAAGGTTCTCTACCATTTTTATTGCTGATTCAGGTACTCTTGCCATATTATGGGGTTTTGGTTTTATTCGTAATCTCTTATGGCTTTAAATACTGGGAACCTGGGAATACCAGTATCGGATAAGCCTTGGTATTTAACAGTACCCATCTTCCCAATATATTCCGCCCTTTTATTATAATAGTCTCTACGTTCTTCCCTGGTACCTAATGGCCTAGCACTGAACCATTGGCCGGATTCGGTTTTTAATAAAAATACAGCAGTACCTGCATCCCTACCAGTGGCCTCTTCGGCACCCATGATTTCAAATTCCCCCTCATCGAATTCTTTATATTTAATGAGGGAGTAAGATCTACGCCCAAATTCATAAATACCGTCCTCTGATCTAAACATGATCCCCTCAAAACCTTCTCGTATGTACCTAGAAAATGTTTCCTGAAATTTAGCCCAGGTTCTAACCCAGAGAGTTGGGCTAAATTCAAGATACTTAAATATCCCAGAGGTTGTAAATTCCGACCGGCATGAGCGTATTATCTTCATCCTATAACCTTGCCCCATACGCATATCAGCTATGGGAATCATGTCATATATACGGTATTGGATGAGTTCATTTGATGGCTGTTCACGTTTTATGGCAGAGATTATTTGCTGGAATGATAACTCATGGGAATATAGTTCACCATCGATTATCCAAGATTTGTAGGGTAAGTCCCCGGGGCTTAAGTCCATTAATTCCTTAAGTTCCTTATCCAAGTGCCCTAAATGTTGGAAAGGTTTCCCATTACGTGATACCTTCCTTATTTGGGCATTTTCTATAAATGTGAAACACCGTACCCCATCGTACTTTCTCTGGACGTATCCTGGGAGTTTGATTTTATCCTTATCTTTTTGGGCAAGCATAGGCTTTAGGCTTCCAGTGGCATCTGTACCCTCCTGGGATTTTAAGAAGCCCAATAAATCAGCCCCATTAGTGTTATCCCTTTTATAACCCTTATCTAATAGCTTGTTTAGCTTGGAATTTAATTCAGATAATGCCTGTTCTAAAGCGGAGGTTTCATTAGCTCTACCAATATTTTTACCCCTTGAGAAATGCTTGATATCCTCCTGCATAGCCCCATCGATGTAACCATATTGGGTATATAGTTGGGCTTCCCCATTGGGCAATTCTAAGGTGGCTAACCTATGTACCTGGATTTTACCATTTTTGGATAGCTTATAGACTTCCTTTTGGTTAGTGAACTGTCTCATTGGTCTGAATTTTTAAAAGAAAATAACGTGTGGCATTTTTTACAATCCACTACTTCCTTCCAATGATAAGAATTTTTATCAGGATCGTAGTACATCCCCTCTTTTCGGATAGAATCCGAGGGTAAGGGAAGATACCCACAAGTTGGGCAATTGTAGTGGCCCTTGGGCAATTGTATGGGTTTGGTGTTTGCCATAATTATTTATGCATTTAATTAATTATGCAAATATAATAGCGTTTTAATCATTTAGCAACTCCTTAATTTCTGATTTTACCCTTTGAATCCTCTTTTTCTTTAATTGCTGTTCTATTAGGGCATCCTCAACGTATTTCCTATTTGGGATTATGTTATATACAGCTAAGTAATTTATAGCCTTGCTGATTAGCTCCCTATAGTTGGACCAAAATTGTAAACCCTTAATAACTGGGCTAAACCCCATAGACATCTTAGGAAATAGGTAAGCTGATACCAGTTTACCTAAAGTAATAGCTTGCACCTCTTCTTCAAAAATAAAGAATCCTAAGCTGGATATCTGTTTTATCTCTTTAGAACGGTTAACCATTTTAATCACCTTGAAGTTACCAGGTAGGTTATCTCCTAGTAGGGTAAAGAAACATACCCCATTAGATTTGTTAGTGGCGAACCTTTCATGAATTTTCTTGATGGAATAGCTATGGATATTAGTTATGCTCTTTAAGTGTTTTAATTCCCTAGTTTTGTTTCTCCTTTTAAAAGCGGAGGGTTGTTGTAGTACCTTGGGTAACACCCTGAAATTATTCCACCTATCAAATTCCAGTAGAACATCAAATAGTTCCCTATCCCCAGCGTACTTGGAAGATTTAAGTTTAACCATCTCGCTTTCTAGGATTACTTCCCTTTTTCCGCTTATCTTATACCCACTATGCTGAATACTTCCTATGGTGGCCTTTAATGACATCCTTTGGATAATCAACATTTCAAAGTAATCCCTGAAGAATTGGTCCGACTTATTCTTTTCTGGGAAAAGCCCACCGTATTTTTGGAAGTACTCTGTGAACATTCTCAAAAATCTTTCGGCCCTGGCTTTTATCTCCAGGTATTTATAATGGGACTTACTCATGATTTCCCCGGATTCCCAACTAGACTTATTATGGCCTAAAGAAAGGCTTATACTTAGTTTTTCATCCTGATTGAGTATCGCCCAGGCATCTGGATTAATTTTCATGGTCAGTAGGGGTGTTATGTATAGCCTTGTAGAATTCTCTTGGTGACCTATCTTTTAAGCCTTCTAATGTAGTATCAGTCAAGGTTGGGTCATCAAAGTTAGAGTATATGGAATAGAATACGTTTGAAAAGTCAACCGTAACCTCATTAAAAATAGAGCCATTGCCTAATTCCAACCTTACTCTTACCTGCTCCTTCTTTGCATTAATAGATACTATCTGAGCGGGGATATTCTCAAATGGGTAACCCTTTAGAATAATAAAGTCATCCTTACATATCCCACTTAGATCATCAGATGAGTATATAGAGTTTAGTAAGCAAGCCCGTTTTAACATTATTATTTCTTTTATCCTAACAGTTGCCACTTCCAACTTATTAAAGTACATTCCAGTATCTTCATCCACTTCCGGACTTTCATTGGTATATAGCCACCCATATATACCTTGGATTGAGACTTTCATACGCATAAGAAAATCCTTGTTACAGGCATCTTCAAATGTTAGCCTGAAGAACCCATAATTAAATAGTAGGGGTACCTCTTCGAAATGTTTCTGGTTTTTAAATTGTTTTCTAAGTACCCTTACAGTTGGAATATAGGATTTTACTTGGGTATACCCGAATTTTTCTAAATCCCGAGTAATGGTGGATAAAAAGGGCCTATTGATGTAGGCTACGCACCAAACATATTTATGATAGTTTCCCATTTTTTAAAAAGGTTTTAGCAAGTTTGTGGATTATCTTGTAATCAGATTTAAAAAAATCCCAGGAGTTTAATATTACTATCCTATCTAGGCCTGAATAGATCAGGTATTCATTCTCTAGAGTTAGGTGTTCCTTAATCATCAAGAAAAAGGGTTGAGGAAGACAAATAAAATGTAAGTTTTTTGGCATCCTATTGTACCTCATTAGAAGCATGGGAATTTTTTTAGCCCTTTGTGCATCCCGGTTAGCCTGATTCCAAAAGCTGTGTATAGAAGACCCCTTCAAACCCATAATAAGGTGTTCAAAATTTATTTCCTTGTGGAATTTAGTCTCAACTGAAAATCCAAACCTGGTTGCATGTAGGGCATCGGTGCAAACTATATCTCCAGATACCTGAGACCTATTATGCCATTGCATTCCCCCTGATCCAGGGGTTCTAGCAAATTCATACCCAGTCCATTCCTGAAAAAGCTTTGAAACCATTCTCTCTGACTTAGAACCCTTCCGTCTTGAGTTAATCATTTTTATTTTATAATAGTGGCCTGGTTACCCCATCTTGTAATGTAAATTCTAGTGTACGGGCACCTGTTGGTTTGAAGTCTTTATTATGGGTGATTAGGAATACTTGTTGATTTAAGGCCTTACTGGATATTAGTTCCGTGACTATTTCAACGTTGGTTGCGCTAAGAGATTCAAATACCTCATCCAATACCATGATATTAAATCTACCTTTTGCAATTAAATCATGGGCTGCAAAAGCGGTAATGATATTGGCTAATTGTGCTTGTCCACCGGAAAGGTCAGCAAATGATACTGGTGCACCATTGATGTAGGCAAATGAAACTATGTCCTTACGGGCAGAAGCCATATCTACCATGAAATATGGGCGAATACCAAATTGTTTGGCGTAATTCTCCAAGATGATATTTAGGCTATTTAGCATTTGATTAAAAATGAAGGCTTTTAGCCCAGAGTTGGATAGGGCCTTGGAATATAGCCATTCCTGTACTTGGTATTTCCTTCTTAACCCTTTTACTTGCTTATCTAATACTTTGGTTTCACTTTCTAATCTAGAGAGTTCGCCTATAGCATCTTCCAGCCCAAAATTTATAACTGACTTCCTTAGAGAGGCTATTTCCCCCCTCTTATTTTTTATCTGAGTTTGTAAAGCCTTTTCTTTTTCCGGATGGTAGTTGTATAGCTTGGATATATCCGATGCTAGTCTATCAATTTTATTTTCAGTTAATTCTATGTTATTTAACCGTTTGATTAAACTAGCTAACTCCTTTTTATGCCCATTTGATGCCTTTTTGACTTCTTGTAATGCAATATCATATTGGGTTATTTTAGAGGTAATCTCTTCTTGGTGATTAGCCAATTCCTTTGGCTTTACTTTAGCTCCACAGAATGGGCAAAGTCCGGTTTCTGATAGGCCGGCCAAGTTCTTTTGGTATTCAAGTATGGCTTTTTCGTATTCTTTAATCTTATACTCATCCTTAGTTACTTGGGTAGATAATTGGGTATACTTGGACTTATCAAAAGCCAGTTTGGATTTTACTAGTTTATTTTTTAATTCCGATAAACTCTTATCCTGAATAAGGAATTCTTCCTTACCCATAGTACAATCTTCCAGGGATTTTTTTATAGCCTTAAGTTGGCTTTTTAAATTATCCAGCTGGGTAGCCTTGGTGGTTTCATGGTTAGCCATCCTCTCTTTAATCTTTTCTATATTCTCTACCTGAGTTTCCCTGGCAGATTGCTTACCGAATAAAGCTCTATCCATGGGTATAAGTTCAGATTCTAAAGCCTTAAATTTCTTATAGGCTATATCCTTGGCCAGATTAATATAATCCACACCGAAGGCCTCTTCGAATATTTTCTTTTTAGTAGGCCCATCCTCGTCAACCAACCTCTTCATCTTTTGGCCGAAGATAATGGATGATTTGAATAAGTCCGGGGATAGGCCAATTAACTGGGTTAATTTCTTTTGCAATTCCGGCTTTGATTTGTTCTGAAATAATTCTTTCCCATGTTCATCCAATACCATTAGACGATTAGCCCCCTTGATTCCCGGTACTATATCCCCCTTGTATTCCTGGCACCTTATGACCTGTAGGTTTTTACCCTTGCGATTAAAAGTTAGGCTTACCTTTGTACCTAAGTAATTTTTAGGCCTTAGGTGTTCCCAAGTATTAACTGTGGATTTATTTTTAAGAGTTTCCCCATAGAGTACCCAAAATAAGGCTGAGAACCCAGTAGTTTTACCCGCACCGTTTTCCCCCTTAATTAATACTAAACCATGATTAGTGAAATCCAAGGTGTATGGCTCTATCATCGAACCAAAGCCTGTAATCTCTAGAGTATTAAAATGTATCATCATCAGCTTCCTTTAATGTGTTAATCAATGCCTTCTTATAGGAATACCTTTTCTCTCCGGTAGCCGTTAGAAAGGCCTTTGCTAAGTGGGTAGTACTGGATTTACTTGAAAATTCAAGGGTGTCTTCATCAACCACCCCAACACCCTCAGCTCGGTTCATAATCCAATAGTTATAATCATCTCCCGGTATATCCCCTTCATTATAAAACATGAATTTACTGGGCCAGTCTAGGGGTACAAACTTATAGGAGAAGTCTGAGTATATTTCCCAGTAACCAAACTCCCCATCCGCATCTGACTTCCTTTGTTGTTGAGGAGCCCCAACCATTATAACCTTACCGGGAATTATTTCCTGGGGTTTATGAATATGGCCACATAACACCAAATCGAAGGGTTCAAAAAGTTTTCCCATATCCCTTGGTAAACCCTCAACAGTACCCACTTCACGCCCATCACTTTCTTTAGCCCCATATAAATCGGTGTGTATCATTAATATTTTGTAGTAGTTATCTGAAGTGGATACTGCCAGGTTTTCAATAGCTTGTAGTAGGCCCTTGTTGTAGGTTAGATATGGTATCCCATAAGTAAAGAAATCAGGTAATACCCTATACTCAAAGTCTAGGCATTGAAGAAGACCTTTTTTATGGAAGTAGGTAACCATAGAGGGTTGCTGACTATCCACAAATGATTTTTCTTCCTGATCATGATTACCACTAATGGCAAAGAAGTTTTCCCTGAAGTAGGAAGGCCAGTGATCTTCAACAAAGGATAATAGTATTGGACCTACCTCCCCATGGAATAAATCTCCCGGGCATAATACGGGGACCGATAATTCCTCGGCCTTATTCGAAACGTATTGTAGTATCTTCATGGTATCCTTAGTCCGTTTCATTCCCTCATTATGGGATTTCCATTTGTGTATATGGATATCTGAGATTGATAAGGCTATTATTTTCTTGTTCTTCACTTGGCTAGGTCTTTGAAAGTTTGAATAAACTCGGATTTCAGGAGAGTTTTTACTTCATATTCCCGAGCTACTTGAGCAACAGCTGGTAGTTGGAATAATGGGTATGGGTTTTTTATTGGCAACTTCATTTTACCCAACAGGAATTTACGGTAGAATAAACGCAGGTCAATTAACTGCCGGTTTAGCTTATAAAGGGAAGCCATCTTAATAGGGTCTGGAGCTTTACCCATACTTGGGTTATATGATTTTAAAAAATTTTTGATAGACCCAAACTTATCCAGGAATTGCCTAGCCCTTTTTTCACCAATGCCCCCATAGCCAGGAATCTTATCAGACTTATCCCCTATTAAGCAAAGGTAATCTACTACCTCTTCAGCATGGTAAGGGAAATACCTATGGAGATTCTTATGGGTAAGTTCTATTTCCTTGTGAGGTGAATATACACTGATAGTGGAGGATATTAGCTGGTGAAAATCCTTGTCTCCTGAGAGAATACAAATATGGCTTTTATTATGCTTACGGCATAAGCCATAAATAAGGTCATCGGCTTCATAGCTTTTACCATGTACTACCCTTATCCCAAGGTCCATCGTTATCTTCATAGCTATGGCTTTTTGGGATTGGAAGTTTTCATAATCAAACCCCAGTTTTTGTTCCCTTTCTTTGTAAGTAGGTAGTAAAGCTAACCTATGCTCAGAACGGCCACCATCGAATACTACATATACTTTAGTGGGTTTAATTCTAACGATAGCTGACCTAACTATGTAGGGGAAACCAAATATAATGGAAGAGGGTTTACCTGATATATTGGTAAACCCCCCGTATTTATGATAAGCCCGGTGAAGAGCATTATCTCCATCAATGATTAATATTTTACTCATCTTCATTTTCCTCATCATTTAATTGGGAGATGAACTTCTTGGTTTTTACTGGGTATAAATTATGGGATAACCCATTGAGTTTATTCCGTGTTTTGGATACGGTATTAATCGATGAAGCCTTTATCAAAGCTCTACGTAATTTAGCATCTTTAGCCAGTTTTAAATCTAAGCTCTTTTCACCTCTGGCAATCAAAGTACCATCCAGGTATATCATACTGCTATTTGGCTTACGGCTTAGTACATTAGTTCGAATAAGTAATTCCCCTAATCCAAAATACCTGTCAAATCCAAGAGGCTTAGCCTCATAGTCAGGATTAAAATACATCTTGGCTTTAAAAGTTGGCTTTGGGGGAGCTACCTTATTCTTCTTAACCCTTACTGAAGTTTCAGATCCCACTCGGTCTTCATAACCCCCTACCTTCTCCTTAATTTGTCTACCAGCATATATACCCAACCTAATACTGGCAAAAAACTTCATGGCTTGACCCCCAGGGGTAGTGTTATGTACCAGGAAACCTGGGCCAACACTGCCAGCGAAGAAGCTATGGTTATCTTGGATAGTAAGGTCGTACTTATGGAGTTTCCGGTAATGCCTTTCCCCAGCCCCATTGATACTTACCACTTTAGTGGGTAGGGGGGTAATTTCTGGGTGGCAGGTTAACCCAAATGGCTCATGCATTCCCTGATATTCGGGTTTAAGTTTATGGGCCATGCATTCAGGGACGTATTTAGCAATAAGCCGGTGTAATCTTTTACCCCCGTCATTACTAAACCTTATCCCCTTTTTATAGGGTTTACATATATACCCATACCCCGACAACCATTCCGCCAATTCCTGCAAGTCAACTCTCTTTGGGGATATGGCTATGCTTATAATCCCTGAGTCGGATAGATGTCCATCATCCATATACCAAACTGCCATGGTTAAGGCATTAGGGGTATTACAGAATAAAGCTGAGGGATTACGATTAGGGAATTTTGCCCCGAAGATAGCCCACTCCGTAGAGTAATCAGTGGTAAACCGGATATTCAATTGACTATCGTATTCGGCTTTAAAAGAGTAATGTTCGGATAGTAAATTCAACTTCCACTGTAGGTATTCTGGCTGTTCTGAATCTTGTAGCCTATACCTAGCCGTACTGGTATCCCTTACTCTAATGGAAGAATCCCCTATCGCCGAGCCCTCTAAGAAGTCCCTGAGGGTACCATTGATTTTATAGGGGGCATAGGTTAATACCATATCCCCAACCTTTAAATCTCGGGCATTAACCCAACCCTTAAAAGCAGTGAATATACCGTGTTTTTCCGTACAGACAATACCAAATTTCCCCCCTTTACTTCCAGGCCCATTGGTTACGATGGATAGCCATTTTTCTCCGGGTTCAAGCTTCTCTTTTTCCACCCAGCCGATGATAGGCTTGGGTTCTACGGATAAAGTAGTTTCATTATAACTCCAAACCTCACCGGCAATTTTCCCCCTTACGATTTCCCCAATGGGTAAAGTTCTACCGTCCACAAGATGGACTAGGGTATTGTAGTGGAGGCAGTCGGGGTCGACCCCAGAGAACCGGCTTGTAGAGGCTTTGATATTACTTCTTATCTGGTTTATAAAAATTGAGGTTACTCCCATCTCAGCCAGCATTTGATTCCTAATCCTTACCATTTTATAGATAGCTTTAGCCCTATTACCCATCTCAGCTTTGGAATCAGTCTGGGAAGAATTGATATTGGCCATACAATCTAAAGCGGCAATGGAATCTTGGATGAATAGTATTGGCTCATTTTTTACTAACCTAGCCCTAATGGATATGGCTGTATCCATTATCCAGTCGGATATTAGTTCCACCGAAGTTTCTGGGTAAAGGTGTATTTTATTGGGGTCTAGGCCATTTTTTATAGCCCAGTCAATAGTGAATGCCATCTCTGCATCATTGTACATAATCTCCCCACCCAAAGCCTGAACTACCGACCCAAAGTCTAAAGCGGCTAGAGTTTTACCCGAGCTTTCCTGGCCATAGATTTCTAGGATTTTACCGTAGGGGATACCCCCACCAGTGGCATAATTAAGGGGTAAGCACCGAGAGGGGATCCAAAGAGTGTCCAGGGATGGTATGGCTATAGATGTAGCTATACCAGAACCAGGGTATTTTTTCTGGATTTGTAAGGGGGATAAAATACCCCCCTTTTTTGACTTCTTAGCCATATTTAGATATCGCTTTTACGGGATTTTTTCTTTTTTAATCTGGCTGGTCTTTCTTCCTCTTCCTCTTGATCCTGAGGGGCTTCATTAAGGAATTCATTAAGTTTCTCCAGAGTCTCCTCGTAGGTGGGTAAAATATTCATGACCATCTCCTTGAGGTTTATAACCTTATTCTTGTAGGGTTTTGGTAAAGGAGATTTTGGGCATGGTACGCAGGAGTATTCAGTATCGAACCTACCAGAGCCAGTACGGGTAACTTTAAAGTCGTAGCCATTAATTGGATCGGTAAAATCTCCCCAGTCATCCTCATCCAGGTAGCTATCAATCATACTAGCATATACTCCGGAGGTAATTAAGAACAGTTTACCATTTTCGGTAGACTTCTCAGTGTCTACTGTTTTCCCTTTAGTATCTGCATATACAATTACTGGGACAACTGTTTTTTTCTTTGGAGAAAGGGCTTTGGCTAAAGACTTATCCCCAGCATCCTTTGAATCTTTTAATTCAAGGTACTTTTCCATAAGAGCACAAGGCAGACCAACTGAGGAGGGGCTTATAACCCCCTTGATAGTACCACCCAAATAGAATTGGGTTATTTCAAATCCGAATTCTTCGTCCTCCCCTACTGGTAGGGGCCTAACCCTTAAAGTACCTTCCTTAAGGATTATAAAATCTAGCCCCTTTCCCCTGGAGGCGATTTCTTTTCTTTTCTTGGCCAGTCTTTCTTTTACTGACTCTTTCTTTTTTGTTCCCATGTTTTAATGTTTACGATTGTTTGCTGAAATTGTTTGGATTAAATTAGCTCTTGATTCAAAGGAAGAAACACATGTTTGTAGTAAGCCAGCTTTGTATTTTGCTGTACTATAAGCTTCCATTGCCTCAGCATACTCATCACTGTCATCAGCCATGGCTTTAGCCAAGTCATCTGCATAATTCCTCCCTGTGTTGGGATTAATATCTGCTTTTACTGCGATATAGTATTTAGCCCAAGCTTTAGAAGCTTCTAACTTACGATCATCTACCACTTTGATGAGTTTCTGATAAAGGGTGCTTAGAAAAGCATATGATGATGGCTGTTCCATGGCTTCAAAGTTTAACCTCTCTTCAGAAATTTCTAATTCTCGGTATAGGTTAAACTTGAATTTCTCCCCATTATCCAGGACAATAGTTATATCCATTAAGCTGGAAGCTTTGGCATATTTTTGTAGTTTCTTCATATGTGGTATTTACTAATTAATAGTTTTAAGTGTGCAAGAATTTAAGAGTGGCACTACGCCTTAACTCAAAATTACTTGTGGGTAGCTCCAAGAATTTAACTCCTTGGAAGTAAGTATGGATTACGTGGGCGAATATGGATGTTACCATCTGTTGGTAGTAATAGTTAGCTACCCTAGAACCATTATTCTCTATTTCCCCGGTTAACATGGTGGGGATAAAAATAAGGTGGGTTAAATTCCTGGCGGCCAATTGGGCAGCTTCAATGAAATACTTTGCTGATTCCTGTGGATAGTGTAAAGCCGTTTGCATTAAAAAATAAACCAGGTTATCCACTGGACTCCTGTCAATGATGTAATTGGCATTTGACTGCATGAACTTGGACCTGGCAGCTAGTAAGCGAGTTTGGAACTCCCACCCAAAAGCCGGGTTGGTATGAGATAAAGCTATTACATCAGAATGGCCAGATTTTTTCCAGCCAAAATTGGAGATCAGAAAATCCTGGTCTTCCTTAGGGAGGAGGAGTCCTGCGCTGTTTTCTTTGTAGGGTATTTGCAAATGAGTTGCTATGGCATTTGCTAAAGTAGATTTCCCACTACCACTGGGGCCACATAAGGCGATTCTGTAATTTGTCATAGGTTCAGATGATTTAAGGATTAAGTGTTTATTAAAGCCCATTTTGTGTAATCTTCAGTTGGTGAATAATCGTGATAGGATCCCCAGTTTAAACCCAGTTCCATGGAAGCTTTCATAGGAACGTATTTCATCTGGAACCCAAAGAACTCCTGAGTTTGGGGGTTTGCCATAACTGGTACAGCTATCTTGGCAAATTCATGGATTTTATCCAGCCTAACATAAAAACCCAGAGAGTCATGTACAGTGTATACCATTGGGAAGTCCAATGGTATTTGTCCCGTAAGTCTCATCTCTTCAATTACGATGGCGCTGAATAGGGTGAAGAATGAAGCGGCACCCTGAATAGGGGCATTAACTGATTGGCGTTCAGCTTCCATTTGTTTACCCTTATTGCTGGAATAGATTTCTGGTAGACGTCTTTTAAAACCCCACATATTATATACGAACCCATGTTTACGGGCTAGTTTATGTTGGCGGTTAATCCATTTACTTATAGCTGGGAAAGTTTCTAGCCACTCTTGCTTAAACTTAGCTGCCTCTTCTTTAGTACACTTAAGAGTAACAGCCAACTTAGATGGGCCTTGCTCATATAGGATTCCAAAGTTAATCGTCTTTGCTCTCTTTTTACGTTTAGTCCACTCTTTATGTTCCGGGTGATTTTCATCCTTGGTTATGGGGTAAGCTGTTTCATAGGGAACACCAGCTACTTTAGCTGCTACAGCTACGTGAATATTATGGCCCTGTTGGAACCATTCAATCATTTGTTTTTCTTTAGCCAGCTCTGCTACGATTCTTAACTCTGCTTGAGAATAATCTAATTCCACCAAAGCATACCCAGAGGGAGCTGTAAACATGGGTTTAATATCTGGATTAGTAGTTACCCGGGGAACATTTTGCATGTTAGGGGAGGTTGAACTTAACCTACCTGTAACAGTACCATTGATTTTATAAGAACTATGAATCCGGTCTGAAGATGATAGTTTTTCCCATATACCTGTGATGTAGGTGGAATTAAGTTTTTCCAATTCCCGGGATTTTAATAATCTATCTATGAATCCGGAGGAATCCTGTTCTTTAAGTTTTAATAAAGTTTCTTCAGCAGAAGAGGGTGCCCCAGAGTCAGTGTAATCTAATATGGGTAATTCCAACCCATATGGGCTTTCATATAAGAACTCGGCCATTTGTTTAGGGCTGCCAAAATTAATGGGGGCTAAAAGCTTTTCTATATTTTTGGTGGTTTTACCCCCACTTCTAATAGCGGTGATCTTGGATACCCTGTTGGATATTTGAAGTTGGCTAGCTCCCCTAGATTCCAATTCCTCAATCTCTTCTTCCAATTCCTCAATGAGTTTTTCTTTTATGCTCTTTAATCTCTTCCTTTCATACCTTTTTACCTTTTTAGAGTTACGTAAGGCCAATTCATTATCTTGGATGAGGTTGGAATACTTGGCGACCAAAGTTGATAGGTATTTCTTATCTACCTTCATACCAAAGTGCTCACATTTACCCAAAACCCTAACCAACATGGAAAATAGGTTCCTAAATAAGGAGTAAAATCCCAGGTCAATTACTTTAGGTTCTAAGAATAAGAATAACCTCAATGTGTTATCTGTATCTAAAGCACAGTACTTACTTAATTCCTTTAGGGGAACTTTCCGCCAATCAAAGTTACCCCGGTTACTACCCTTCAGAGCATAACCCCCGAAGTCCGGTAAGTAGGTATCTACCATACTCTTAAGGTCATGGGGCCTATCCTCTTTAAGAAGGTATTTTAATAGCATAGCATCGAAGAACCTACCCATAGGCTCAATCCCATATCGCAATAGCCATTTGTATTCATATTTAGCATTCCATGCTATCTTGACTATATTAGGGTCTTCCAGTACTGGCTTTAAAAGCCTTATGATTTCAGGGTAAGTATCCCTCCATGGAGATTCATAATGACCCAGAGGAATTATCCACCCAGAACCCGGTTGAAATGATATACCAAGTATAGTTGGGTATTCAGATTCTTCATAATATTCCAATGAGGATGTTTCAAAATCTATACAGGCATAGCCAGTTTGGTAGATATACCCAATTAACTCATAGATATCCTCTAGAATTAAGCATATTTTATATGAAGAAATCATCTGGGAAATGTATATTGGGTTCGTACTTAACTATTGTAATTTTAGCCTGAAGTAATAGTGATAGCCCATCTTCATTTCTATATTCCCCATCATAAACTATCCGGTTTATACCAGATTGGATAATGATTTCCGAGCATTTTTGGCATGGGCAAGTTGTGACTATCAAGATAGCTTTATCTGTAGCGATCCCCTGCTTTGCACAATAGGCAATAAGATTAGCCTCTGCATGAATAGCGTGAGTACATGGCTTAGATAAGTCACAAGTGGTACTATTACAATGGTCCTGCCCTTTAGCTGGCCCATTGTAACCAGAAGCTATAATCCGTTTGTCCCTTACTAATACAGCCCCTACTTGACCCCGTAAACAAGTAGCCCGTCTGGAATTGAGACGGGCTGTTTCGAGATAAAGGGTAATTCGATTTATCCTATTTAAGCTAGAATGTTTCATGTTGGTTTTTCCTTTCTGTTAACTTTACCTGTAACCTGTTTAATCTCTCTGTACTGTGATCCTGAAGTAAATACTCATGGTTTATAACTTTCTTACCCATATCCCAGAATAGCTTTAAATGAGCCATCTCCTCCCAGAAATGTCCAATTAAATCTGGGGATATAGGTAAGTTCAAGTTATCTTTATCAACTAGCTTTAGGCAAATTTGGGTAAGCTCACTTGCCTCCTCAGCTAGCTTCAGCAATATATGGTTTTTACCAAAAGCCTCAATATAAGCCTCTTGGATAGCCACCTCATTTTTTATAACCTTTCTTTCAGGCATTTCCTTAAGTTTTCGGTGTCTTTGTTGTAAACGTGCAGGGAGCCAATATTATGATATAGGTAGCCAGGCTTTAGCTTTAATTGAGTAGCAAAGTAGACCATTAACCTCCAAGCTAGGAACACATCGTTGCCAAAGTGAGTAAATACATCTGCACTACGCTGGGCATATACTATATCCACTTGGCCATTTCGAATTAAGAATTGGTAGTAAATGGAACATGGTACTCGCTTATATCCCCCAATGTTTTCCACATCCGTAGCATGGAATATAGGCAGTATTAATTGCCTGGAGTCTATGTTGTTGGATGCCTCCACTAACAACCTATTTAGGTTATTGTTGAAGTTCATCCTTTCTGAATAGGAGTAATCAAACTTACCATCCACCAAGAATTGTGACCAGACATCTTCTCGGATTTTATAGGCATCTCCTGGGTTTACCTCCCTGGAATTGATCCTTTCTAAGAACTCAGCCAGTACCCAATCTTTTGATCTTGGGTCACTAGTAAATAGGGATTCTACTTTATCTAAACTCAATAGGCAATAGGAGTAATTGGTGATTTCTAGAGTAGAATAGTTGTCATCTCCCTTAACCACTTTATTTTGCATGGAGTTTGGATGAACCCTTATTCCCATCTCTAGAACCTCCCTGGCAATTTCAGAGATCAGTTCGTAGCAATTTTGGTATGTTCTCATTTTATGGGTGTTTATTATTAATAGTCTACTTGGTTAATTGTAAATCCCTGGCCAATAAAGGTTTACCTTCCCCATGGCCTTGTAATACTTTTGCCGCTCTTTGATGTATCTTATAGGATATCTTTTCAATATCAATATCCCTGAACTTATCAATGGTAGCTAAAGTCCTTGATTGGAAGGGGGTTAATTTTCCTACCCCTTCGAATAGAATTTTTAAATCCCGGTGTTTGTGATACATAGCGGACACCTCAGGTATTGTATACATATTTGGTATGTAGAAGTTAGCTCCTACATGGGTTCTTGTACCATATACGTATTCAGCTATCCTTTGTACTAAGAGAAAATCAAAATTAAGCCTCTTAACTATTTCTGATGACCTCATGGAAACTATCATGGTAGGCTGGTCAGCATAGTTCCTTCTTGAAAAAGTTATACTTAGTAGACAACCCTTACCGGATATATGGGTGTTATCAAATAGGAAGGAGATATTGTAATTGGAATCCCGCTTTGCTTCCCTCTTCTGTACCTCAGTCTTTACCAAATCCAGTAGATTTAAGTCCACGTAATTACTCACTAAGGTATTCCATTTTTGCTTCCTGTAGTTGAAGGTTCTACTGAAGTCAAATTCTGGGTCCACCCGGAGTTTTCGAATCTTCACTATGGTATCATATGCAATAAGTAGGCTACTACTGCTTGTACCATTGCGTTTGATTATATCCTCTGGGGACAATAAGAAGTACTCATTAATACCTTCCCAGGCTTCCTGGGAAGTAGCGAATTCTAGAATCTTGAAGGTTTCCATATTAATACTTACTCCTTATGCGGAATTGGTTTATTTGGTTTTTGGCCGAGTAAAGTTGGAATAGCCCATCCTCGGTAATCCCCATGGCTCTAGTTAGTACAATAAAAGCCTTCAGGGATTCAATTAGGTACCTAGTAAATCTGGGTTTATCGCTTCCCATGTGGGATTGTTTCCAGGGTTTATTTTTGAGAGAGTTCCTGGCTAACTGCAACTTATAAGTTACTTCCCATGAAAGTATAGCTAATTCCCTTAGTTGAGATTTATCAACCCATTTCCCCCCTAGAATGGAATCAACAATAGGATCTCCTAGATTATGCATTATTCCAGGATGACTAACCTTTATGAGATAACTCGATCCAGCCAGTAGCTTATAGGTATTATGGGAGTTAACTAGGTTGGGGAAAGCCTGGTTGATTATGTATTCCCTTATATCGTTTATAGTTATACCACAAACGATAAAAGTTTCAATCAAAAAATGCAAGGCATCTGCTAACTCCTCACTGAAGTTAAATAACAGGGGAATCATATTGGAATTTTCTGATTGCCCATTGATATGTAGATTCACCAAAGCCTCGTATGATTCATAGCCTTCCCCCAATTCCTCCACCACTCTAGCTATAAAATCTTTAAGAATTATCTGGTGGCTAGGTGAGTTTAAGTCATATGGCCAAGGCTCCAGCTTTTCAATATTCAGATAGGCCGATAACAACTCCTCTTGCTTATTAAAAATGGTTTCAATGGTTGAATCCTTTGGGGCTTCTTCCACTGGAAGTACATCTCGTATATCCATGTTTACAAAAAATTATGGGCAGCTGCCCGGGTTAGTGAATATCTTCTTTTTAGGACAGTGATGATTCTGGTATCACCCCACCCTTTCATTCTCTTGGATTTAACGAAATCCCTTATACGTTTTTTCCTTATCATATCAGCCTCTTCTAAGTCTTTGTACTTATTCTCAGCTTCAAGTTGAGTACGTACCCGGGTTGTATTATGCATAAATGCTATTGAGCAAGCCTCAATATCCCCACATATCCCACATTCTGGCGCAGTTAAATCATATTCTTTCCCAAAACAGGGATCCTCTTCTCCCCCAAATTTAGTAACATCAAAGGGTTTTAAGTAAGCCTCTGGAGATATTTTAGAATCACGGGATTCTCGTTTGATATTTTCCATAGTGGATTTATTATTAATAGTTTTTGAAGTAATTACTTTTTTCTAGGCCGCTTTTTAAGCGTACCCAGTAGGAGAACTTTAAAGCCCTCATTTTTATAATAAGAAATCCTGCGTTTACTGTGACGTTCAAGATATTGACCAGCATCATAGAAATCCTCATAATAAAACTTGGACTTACTTTCATCAGTACGAGTTCCCCTACCTATTACCTGGAGAGGACCCTCTGGGCCTTCCCCCCCAGCTAAATTAATGATAGCTTGGATAAGGGGTAAGTTCTGCCCCCTTTTTATTAATAAGGAGGACACTAGGATATCTATTTCTCCCACCCTAAATTCCTCGATAACTTGGGTTTTGTTTTTGACATCATTATGTACATAAGCCACTTTGTACTTTGTCCCAAAATGCCTCTGAAATAAGTCAGCAACCAATTCTACATGTTCATGTAGTTTACAAACTATGAGTATAGGGTAGACTCCCCGGGATAAGTAAAACTTAGTCCTATCTACAGCCACCCTTGCTCTATCTATGTTTGTAGAAATACCCTTTTTGTATTCCTCATCATAGTCATTAGTCCTTACCATCCTGGAATTACCCTGGTTGATTTTAATAACAATTGGAGTTGAATAACCCTGTTCCATAAGTTCTATGTTTTTAATTCTGAAAAGCTCTTGGCCATAAAGGCCTATGATTGTATTATTCTTTACGCGATCCTTAGCAAGGTTTCGGATAAACACTGTACCGGATAACCCCACCCTTACTTGGGCATTAGGAATGTACTTGATTATCTTGGTATAGGTCTTACTGGTAGATAAATCACATTCATCCACTAGTAAAACATCCAATCCAAATAGCTCTTTTTTATATTGGGGTAAATGTCTTACTAGGGTTTGAGCCATAGCTACAGTGATGTTACCAAATTTAATTTCTTTACCCCGGCAATATCCCCACTTATTCCCAAATATCTTGGGCATATCCACCAAAAACTGGTTGTAAAGATGGCTATCACTTAGAAGTATCAGGCCTTTAGCTTTTTCATAGGCCAAAAATATTCCAGCCATCATCAGAGTTTTACCAGCATTAGTAGCTGCACTGATTATGCCTCGGGGATAGTAAACTCCCCCTACATAATTATTAACTACAGCTTTTATGGCCTCCAGTTGATATGGCCTTAATAAATTTTTTTGAATATGCCTTGGTATAGCTTGAAGCTCTACGGGTTTTCGGTTATCCTCTATTTGATAAGGTATACTCTTATCCACCAGATATTCAATTACTTTAGGTAGTAATCCAGCCTGGGCATTACCAGAGGGTTTAATTTGTTCCACATACCCATCCCAATACCTACCTTTCATAGCTTTCTTAAGGTAAAAAGCCTGTGGATGCCTGTATTTGAAAGCCTCATATAGGGGATTCATTACCCTTAGAGGGCCTGAAAGGAACATTGAAATATTAGTTAATTCTATTGTTATCATATTCTGATACTCCTCTCATAGAGATATTTGTTTAATCTCTCTTTGGCCTTCTGCCCAATTAGCTGAGCTGGTTCTGGCATTGAATTTCGGTATTCCATTGCCTCGAATTGGGCATCAATGAAATGTATGATTGGTACGGTTAGTTGTTTGATTAGGGCTGAGGCCCTTACGAAGAACACATATTTATCTGGCTCTCCCCTAAAGTTATTAATGATACCAGTTTTCTTGGCAACCTTCACTCTGTAGTATTGATGTACCTGTTCAGTAAACTCCGGGTAGGGGTCCTTGGCAATCTCGAATAGAGCCTCATGAGTCCTACATATAGATTCGTGCATACTTGATATACGGGATATGTTAAAGCTTTTCATTTTCTGGGCGGCTAACTCTATGTACCGTAAGTACCCCTCTTTTTTCCCCATGTTGAAATCCATACAAAAGGCATTGGCTAAATTGGCAATCTCTTTAACCATCCCCCAATCACGGGTGGAGGGTTTAATTTGTTGTACCCCCCTATGCTTAGCCCTAATCCTTGCAGCATAAATCATTCTAGCCATAAGATCGGCATCCTTAGTTGTTGAAGTAAGGATTTTATTTACTTTCTTTTCCAGGCGTTCAGTGGTTACTGAAATCATACGGGTATTGACAGCATGAGGCCTGGACAATTTAAGGATTGCTCGAGCAATACCTGGAATATCTTTAGGCAAAGTGAATGGTAAAACCTTAAGAAGGATATCTTCGAAATCCGACAGCTTTATGTGTATGCTTGGATCACGTTTCATAGTAGGCTTCTCTTTCATAATTATGTTTGATTTTTAATAGTTCTGCATAGCTTAAATAGGCTGCCCTGCGTTTCAATTGCATAGTGCTAGTTCTTCCTATTGAATTAACATCTTGATTATTTGGTAGTCTAAGTAATTTTACTTGTTTATGGGGGATTAAACTGAAAGCCAGGGGTAAAGCCTTAGTATAAAAGGCATCTGGATCTAGTGCAATGGTGATACGTTCCACTGGTGAGGAAACTATGGTAGACCACTGGATATTAGATAGGGATTTCCCAGCTATAGCTATGGCATTATCTCCGATAGTTTCGGCATTGAATATGGACTCCACTATATGAGTACTTTTATACACCCATAAGCTATCCTGGTTATATATCAGGGAGCTTTTGCCTATCCCAAAATCCTCTATCTTAGGATTATTAAATTTAGGGCCAGTACCCATGAAGTTACGAGTTTGATAATATACTAAAACTCCCCGGATATAGTAGGGCATAATAATATACCCAAATAGAGGCCCTGATTCGCAATAACCAAAACCCTTACTGGCTAATACTTGGGGGTCTAGCTTCCTTTTATTAACTATGTAGGCTCTAGCGGATTTACCCAATTGCCCTTGACCTAAATTTAAGGGTACAAAACCCTCGGGTAGGATAACAGGCTTCTTCTCGTACTCAACTACTTCGCTTTCCTTAAACTTAAGCCCCTCGAAAGTACCGATTAACTTTAAAGCCTCCTTGATATTGACTTTCTCAATCCTAGCCACAACCTTTAGGGGCCTTTCCCCACCATCACATACAAAACAATGTGACCGATTTTGTCCAATATGTACCCCAAATTTATCCTCTCTACCACAATAGGGACAGTCGCCTTTTAGCCAACCCCGAGTATATTCATACATACCCCAGCGATTGATGAAGTAGTTTAGTAGGTTGTCTTTTATAGTCATTTACATATCCCCCTTATATTGGCCTTCTTCAATATTCTTAATTAACTCCTCATTCACCTGGTGGTAATTCCTTACTTCCTCATTGGTCATTTCATCCACCCTTTGGGTAGTAAGGTCGGAATTAAATAGGGCTCTTCCATGAGGGAGACCATCCCTTTGAGCTATTAACTCCATCCTCAATATCCCCTCTTCCTCTTCCCTTTCATTACGGTTTAAGCCATAAAGGGCATGTACGTGCCTGACTATATCAATACATTTGGCGATATCATTTTCTTGGTATACTGTGGCCATGCGTTTCTCAGCAGCCCTTACTACATGGTGGGCAACCCAGGTATGGTCAATACCATTAGCCAGGATGAGGTTAGTGAGGTCCACGTATACATCAGATATCCTCTCTGTATCATCTGACTTCTTCGACATTGACCCCATTAGACCAGGATAATCAATAATCAGGTCGGTGAATACTATACCATGAAGTTGGTACATTAAGTCCATCTCAGCTTGCAGGTGGGCGGTAGTTGTGGTGAAAGCTGGAAATCTTCGGATGTAGATTTCTCCCCCTAGCCTACGGTATTTTCGTAATACCTTCTTTACATACTTATCATACTTAGAGGAGAGTAGTTCTGACTTAGAGATGCCAGCTACAGACTGCTCAAACCTCATTGCTAAGCTGTCTTGGCCATTCTCCAAGTCAACTACAAATATTTTCTTTTTCCTCTTCAGGTAGCCCTTAGCAACATTCACCAGTACAGTTGTCTTAGCTTTCTTAGGCCTATCCAGAATTACTATGATACTGCCCTTTTCGTACCCACCAGCATTAGTTAACCTATTAATTTGTCGGAAAGGAGTTGGGATGACTATCTCATTACTAGCCCTAGCAAGTTGTCTCTCCTCAATATCTTTGATAAGAAAAGTCCCGGTAGCGGATTGGTTCTGTAGATTGCCTATACTTATGGCTTTCATTACCCGAGAAGAAAAAGCTTGATGCTCCTCGAAGTTCATTAGGTTAACCGATTCAATCTCGGATTTTAATTCCACATAAGAAGCCCACTTGGCAGTATCCCTCAGAATGATATCCCCATCCCTGATGGGTTGGTATAGGTGATTGATGATATCTATGATATCCTTTTTCTCTTGGGTATTAAAAGTATTTACGTAGTCCTGGGTTCTTAGGAGTTTAAGTACTTCCTCTTTTAAAAAGGTTTTTCCGGGAACCCTCTTCTCTACTTTATAGAAATCCTTCAAAGCTTGAACTATGATGGCATGGTCTAATAAAGTAAAGTAATCGGGTATAATCAATTCTAAAGCTTTAGCCCCATCCCTGTCTAAGGTAATATAGTTGATCAAGTCTAGTTGCCATTCAGGGGTAAAGGTAAATTTTTCTTTAACCATAGTCCAAAGTATTAATTATTAATAGTTTACCAAGTGCTTTAAGTATATTAACTAAGGCCTTTGTTAATAACTTTTTTACTATGGGGTATATTTTATGCATTTATTTATTTATATTTGCATTATTAATTAATAGTTACAACCTAAATCCTCCCAAAACATGGAACTTCATCGATTAACCCCCATGCAAGAAGGCTATGACCAAGCCCTCTTCAATGAACTCTACAAAAAAACCCACAACCTAAGGGAATCACTAATCTACCAAATAGATGAGTCCCGCTTTGGAGTTACCAAAGATGAACTTCGAAGTTGGTTTGATGACAAATTTATTTTTGTTTTCAACAAGTACTTTGGTAAACTGGATAACCAGGTATTACTTGGTTATATTATTAACTCTTTAAAAACCTTTAAGCTTAAGGTATTAAGGAGATCCTATCAAGCTAACAATGCTATTGCTCTTAACACCATTAATTTGGAAGACCTATCTATGTTTAATATCACTGAGGATTATCGGGATGATAACCAGGAATTACTTTTTAATCTAGCAATGGAATTCCTACAAAAAACTCTTTCCCGGGAAGCTTGGGAATTGCTTCAAATCCAATTAAATCCACCCCTCTTTATTTTATCCAAACTTAAGAATCGAGATTCTAGGATACCTGGGGATTTGATATTGCAATTCCTGGGTGAAGAGGTAACCCCGAGTAACCGTAATCTTATCAGGGATATCAGAAATGAGATTAAGCAAGCCATTGATATGGCCAGAGAAAATTTTAAGGAGTTAGCTTTATCCTAACACATTAATGCCCGGGTTTTCCCGGGCATTTTTGTGTTTTAAGTTAGTATCCCACTGATGGGTAAGAGGTATTGAATTGTATGGTTATTGGGCCAGTGTCATTTATTGAGGTACGATTGATAACCTTGAGTATGCCATCAGTATGATTAATGGTATACTCAATTAATATATACTCATTCATGGAAGTCTCACCTTTAGCGAATCCCTGTACTTCCCATAATGGCCTAAAACCTACGGGGACAACCCCTATTGGAGTAGCATTAGGAGGTGCTACCGTAACATCATATACCACGGAAACCTGGACATAGACTATACCATTAATTTTTAAGACATATGGCTCATAGTCTAAGTTTGATAAAGTTACTCCAAACTCTCTGTCTATTATACCCCCACTTTTATAAGTAGATTGTTGTAATAGATATACAGAATTGGTTAGAGTTTGTATACTAGATGTAATGAATGAGGCGGCATTAGTTAATACCCACCTATCAGTTGACATTTGCTCAAACTCATATACCTGTTCAGCCCTGATGTTAAGAGCCTGGCCTGGAGATATTGTTGGGTGAAGTAATGATAGGTCAAACTTAGGTCCAGCTGGTGTAGAGGTATCGTGGTAAAGCAGGGAGTTGCCTATAGCCTTGAATACGATAGTTAACCGGGTTCCCACAGCAAACTTAGTACCAGATATATGGGCAAGAATCCCGTATATCTGGTACGTGGATACACTATCACCAGTAACCACCCAGGTATTACCTTGATAGTAATCAGTAAGGATAAGGTTACCGCTACTTATGTTTAAGCCAATGTTTTGTACCTGAACTGATTGAGCCCCTGTGAAATGATTACCCCCTGCTAATCTTGCGTATCTTCCATCGAGTTCGGGGAAATTATTTATTATGTTTACACCACCTGGGAGAGGGACTCTGGCTGGGGTATAGGTTAGGTTAGCAAAGGTGGCATCTTCTGGTACCGTTACTATCCCCAATATAACCTGAGTAGCTGGAGAAGTGAGGGCCGGTATTACCCCTGATACCGTGCCCTCTACTACCCCCAGCAAAGAAGCCCCACCCATTACATCCTCTGACCAGTCATATTGTAGATACAGTATATCATACCTAATAGGTAGGTTAGTGTTGGAGGATAGATTGAAATTAAAGGTGTCTGGAGTTTTAAGTACTATCCCCTGTGGGGTTAATACTACCCCATGACTAGTACCAATAAGGTTATCGGAATCTACGAAAGGTAAAGTCCCACTTGAATGGCCCAAAGTTATTGGGATACCCGCCCCAGCTGGGCCAGCTATTATACTGTCAAAACCCGTATATCTACCGGCTTTAAATAAGCCTATTCTAGCCTCGCTTAAAGGGAATGAATTAATGCCTGCTTGAAAAGAAGTGAACTGTTTCATAATGTTATTTTGTGTGATTTTTAGCCGAAGCTAGCTCTAAATCCCTTACTTTAAGTTCTAGAACCCTAATATCCTCAGCCTGGATTTCAAGGGCTTTAGCCAAAGCTCTTATGGTAGCCGTAATCTTAAAATAGGACTGTAGTAGTAAAAAGGTATACCCTATGATGGCCAGTACTATAGCATAGAGTTCCTTAATAGAAAAGTAAACTAGAAATTCCGTAGTCGAAGAAGGCATGTAGGCGTAGGCTATTATTTCCACCCCACTGGGATGTCACCGTAATTGGATAAGGAAGTTGAGTTGTTACCATCCCCACCATAGCAGCCGGTAGTGATGATAGTTTGGTTAAAGGAACAATTCCATAATGCTGGGGCTACCCCTGGGGCACCAGAGTAAGTGCTCCGGTTTACCATATTAGAGAAGTTCATCGCCCGTCCCAAGAAGAAAACACTTTCTTGGCCTGGTGGGAAAAAGACGTTTGAATTTAATTTGAGAGAAGTACATCCATTGAAGACCCCAAAGAAAGAAGTGACCAAATAGTTATAATAAAATAACCCATTAGCTGCCTCTGTTAAACCTGTACAACCATAGAAAGTTCGGTAGAAGCCACCAGTACTAACCTGAGTATTATACCTAAATAAGTCAGCTGGTATAGTTCCTGTTAAACCAGTACAACCATAGAAGGTTTCTCTAAACCCATCGGCAGATACCCCAGTATTATACCTAAAGAGGCCTTCTGGTATAGAACCTGTTAAACCAGTACAACTGGAAAATGTACTATGGAATGCCCTAACAGTACCAAGAGGGTTATACCTAAATAGGTCTTCAGGGATACTACCAGTTAAACCAGAACAGCCATGGAATGTAGTGTGAAATGCCGCAGAACTAGCTAAGGTGCAGTCTTTAAATAAAGTTTCTGGGATTGAGCCTGTTAACCCTGAGCAAGTCCGGAATGTACTCTGAAAAGCATTAGCCGCAGCTTTTACATTATATCTAAAGAGGTCAGTAGGTATAGAGCCAGTTAAACCACTACAGTTCATGAAAGTTTGGCTAAAACCATTAGCACTTACTAAGGTATTATACCTAAACAGACCTTCAGGTATACCCCCAGTTAAACTTGAGCACCCATAGAAGGTACTATAAAAACCCCAATTACTTACTAGGGTATTAGCCGTAAATAAGCCCTCAGGTATAGCCCCAGTTAAACTTGAGCACCCATAGAAGGTATTGGCAAAGCCATATTCACTAGCCAGAGTATTATATAGGAATAAGTCTTCAGGTATAGCCCCAGTTAAACTTGAGCACCCAGAAAAAGTTTCCCTGAACGCCCAAAGGGAAGCCCCGGTATTATATCTGAATAAGTCAACTGGAATAGAACCAGTTAAACCAGAACAGCCATTGAATGTACCATAAAATGCTAGAACATTTACTAGAGTATTATATCTAAATAACCCCACTGGTATACTCCCCGTTAAACCTGAACAGCCGTGGAAAGTGGCGGCGAAACCGGCGGCATAGTGATAATCCCCATCTAAGATATAAAAAGGGTAATCCTGTATTTGAGTAGTATACCTAAAGAGGTCTTCAGGTATACTCCCGGTTAAACCTGAACAGCCGTAGAAAGTGGCATTCATACTCCTAGCTAATGTATTATATCTAAACAGATCAGCAGGTATAGAGCCAGTTAGACCTGAACAACCATAGAAGGTACCAGTAAATGCAGAATCTCCCACTAAGGTATTATATCTAAACAAATCAGCAGGTATAGAACCAGTTAAACCAGAACAACCAGAGAAAGCTTCAGGAAATGACACGATTAAGGGATTATACCTAAACAAATCTTCAGGTATACTACCAGTTAAACTAGAACAAAAAGAGAACATATTAAGGGCATCATTCAATAAGGGCATATCTTTAAATAAGTCAGCTGGGATAGTTCCGGTTAGACTAGAGCAACCCCAAAAAATAGCATGGCCGTTTTGTACTTTAGTAGAACCCTGGAATAATCCCACGGGAATTGGGCCTACTAAAGCTTCGCACCAAGCGAATAAACCCGCTAGGTATTCTGCTTCTTTCAACTTCCCAGCTTGATTAGGGATAGTAGCTAATAGATAGCATCCAGAAAAGTCTAGTTGCCTAAAACCCACATCCCCAAAATCATCAACACTTATCAGGCAATCACGCATCTGGGGAGTACTTCCCAGCTGTGGACAAAGGCCCCTTATGGCTATCTGGAAATCCCCCTCTTCAGTGTATTGGTGGGAGATATAAGGAGTTAATTCTTCCTCGGGAGAACCGTCACCCCAATCTATGGTTCCCTCCATAGGTAAAGTTAATTCATTATATTCCTCATCGTAGTAGGTATATGAGCTATTCCCTATTGTTATGGGAGAAGTAGTATAGTATTCCCCAATCCTTAAGGTAGCTAAAAAAGGCTCATTTCCACTACCGTAAGTCCAGGAGATTAGCCTGGCGTTAATGGGTTCAAGATATTTTATGATGGCCCAGAACATAGCTGTTATTAAAGGGTCAGTATCTAAGTCAGCAAGAATACCATTGGGGTCAACTATATCCAGGGTATAGCCAGAACATGGAGGGCAATTATTATCATAATAATGGCCATCATCATAAATAAGGCCCGAGTCATATGTAGAACCATCAGCTGATAATTCATTAACTGTAACCTCTATACCCATGATACGGAAGAAAAGTTCATAGCCTAAAGCTGTGCCCTTTACCTTATTGATATCCATGATATACCTTAGTAACCTGCGGTAATGTTCCTCATTGTAAATGGTATCTGGAGGATTACCCAGAAACCAAGCTATATATGCAAGGTAGGCTGAATCTGTAGTGATAACATCATTCAAATCTAGTAAGCTATCAATCTTTGGAGTTACATAGGTATCAAGGTAATAGCCATGAGCTTCTATGAACCTCTGAAATAGACCTTTACCTCCAATCACATAAGTATCTTCGGCTTTAAACCTAGCTGGTAATTGTTCAAATATCCAATCCTGAAAATTAACCATTTCCTTCGTTAACTAAAATGTCAATGTATTGTAAATCTGGAGAAACCCTGGGGACAGTGTAGTCATCCAATTGTAAATCCTGATTTACAGGGTAAGTATAAAAAGTCCATCTATTACCTGAGGCTATTCCTGCAGGTAATGAATTAATTGTTATCTCCAGTAAATTCTCGTGGGTGTACTGAACTCCAATGGCTATAGCTGTGATGAATACTCCAGCCCTGAATAATTGGAAGGTTGACCCATTGTATACCAATTGCCATAGTATTTTAGTGGTAGAACCAAGTAAAGTTTTTCTATCCCAATCTAGTTGAAGATCACTATCATAAGGCCTAGCATAAGGTACCCAATATATGTTTACCAATTGTAGGTAATCTACCCTCTCTAAATTATCGAGTAAGGCATATATATCGGATATTCTTATAGCCTTATTTATATCCGAATTAACTGATGAGTAGGCATCCACCAAGGCTTTTTGCATATCCAATACAGTCAGCTGAGTGTTAATCCTAAACCTAGAAGTAGCCACTATATCCATGCCAATATAAGTTTCCCCGGCAGCTTGGATATCAATGAAAGTAGTGATCATCTTCCTTACATTCATAAAAGCTAGTATATCTGCCATCATAGGGAGCGAAGCTATACCACCACCAATTGGGGCAACATATATTTTTACTTTCTTACCACAGTTGAAAAAGACTTTAGCTTTATCCACTGAAGGTGCTAGCTTGGCAATATCATTATAATCTTGTTCTGTTACTGCCCTGTCCAAGGTACGTATAGATAATGGTATTGACTTCCGGAGTAACTCAGTAGACTCAACATCTAGGCCACTAGCAGAGGCATTTATATTCGTTACCCCTATCTCAGCTATCTGGGTCTCCCCCGAGGGGATGGTTAAGGTACTAACTATCTCAGTTAATGTCTGAGCCGGTACTCTACCCCGAATACCAGATGTGGACCGGTAGGCGATTTCTATAGTGGCTCCAGCTGTTGGGATAGCCCCATGAATATTATCCCCAAACAATAAGTATGGGGAATATGATAACCCTATGATAACCGTGAAGTGTTGGGAGGTTGGTAATGAAAACCCGAAATGTTCTTTGTAGTCCCAGGTTACGCCTCCAACCTGTACATATAGAGTCCCATCTTCAAAGTCTAATGGTAAGGCTATTTGTTGATCTGCAGCACCGGTAGATACCCCTAAACTGGTTATACCATGAATTACTCTTTGCCTTGCTGGGACCGATACATTAAAGAATCCAGGAAGTATCTTAGCTTCTCTAGTTGTAAGGTATTGAATCCCAGAGGAAGTGGCTATGGCTGTGTTCATGGGTATTACTATGGGAGTAGAATTAACTACTATAGTTTCTCCATCACTATCATAAGTGGTGAAGGTTAAATCTACTGAAGCCGATATACTGGCTTTTATCCTGTAATTTACCAGCCTGGACAGTTTAATAAGGGAATCAAACTTTCTGGCAGTTGCCAAGAATACTTCCCTGGCTTGGCTATCAATGTAGTAATTTAGCATTTCGGTAATGCCAGAAAAAATACTTACTAGGATAACCAGGGGGTTACTTTCTGAGTAGTCAGTAATCTCTGGGGCTAATACCCGGAGTCGCTTAAGTACGGAGGCTTTGATATTTGAAAAGGACCTATCGAGGTAGCCTACCCAAGGGTTGTTAATATTCATAGGTGTTTAAGTAAAAGGTGTATGCCAATTCCCTTAGCTCGGAAGATTTCTTTATTTTATAACTTATATTAACTATAAGTTTATCTGCCTCTAGGCTAGCTATTGAAGATTCTAGTATAGTAATACGTTTCTCCCAATAAGAAAGTGCTTCTATTATAAACGTATTTACTAGAGAATGCAGGACTAAGTCATTTGGCTCTCCAAGTAACTGCCATAACCTTGACCCAAAGTAAGGATTAAAGAATCTTTGGTATAAAGGCCAAGATAGGATAGTCTTTATGGAACTCTCAATTAATATGTAATGGTCTGATAGCTTTGCACTGCCATTTTCCAATACCACTGGGAAACTTAAACCTTTACCTAAGAAACTAGTTGCTTGCATATTATTAAGGAGGTAATCTTGTTCAAGACAGTTTTACCTTATCAGATAGGTGGCTGCCATCTTCGAACTTGGTGATGATTTTTGATAGTTGGGATTTTAGGGATTGAGCTTTGGTGTTTAGAGTAGTATAGCCAACCTTGTAAGGTTCTAGTGGCCCTGCCGATACGGCAGCTTGAGTGGTTGAAAAAGTACTTAAATCACCCAGTAGGGATTCCAATTTGCTAAGGGCGGATTTGATATCATTGTCTAGGCTATTCCCCAAAGGGCTTTTCTCTTCAACTTCCTCCTGGGTAAGGCGGATATCCTCAGAAGTGATCTTAGTAAATTCCTTAGTTATTATGACCGATTGGCCTGAAGGGTGGGTCATGGACATAGTCTCATCTATTTCATCAATGAGTACCATATAACCCCCTGGTGATTTAAAGCCGTATACTTTTTCGGATTTAAATTCTTCTGGCTTAGCCCCTTTGAGGGGACCAGAGTATGACCATATACCACTCTCTAAACGGCCATGGAGGAATTCCACCCAAACTAACTCCCCAATACCGGGTAAGTTGTGTACTCTTGGGGATAGCCCTTTTGAACTAACCCACATGGGTAAAGATGGATACCCGAAGATAGTTGGGATTATAACTTGTAAACGGTTTTGCCCAAGAGGGTCTAGGCTACTTACAACATAAGCAGGGTAAGAGGAATAGTATAAACCTATAAACTCTAACCCAAACTTACGGACTTTCTTAAGTATGCTTTGTAGGCCTTCCATTATAATACGTTGTTACCTTTTATGGTTTTAGTTTTGATTACTGTGGCATTTAAAGCTCGGGCACCTATAACCCTATAGAGATCATCAAAACCCAATATGCTATCCAGGGTTTTACCATGGGTAAGAGAAGTGGGATTATTAGGCACTCTTATAACCATTCTTGCCCCCACGAGTTTTTCCCCTGTACCTTTGAAATTGGGGATATCATAGATAATCTCATAATCAGTATAGCCTACTTTGGTAACCCAATCCTTATCTAACTTATTCATTTCCTCGTAGTAGTCAGTATTAACTATCTCGTATATTGGAATATAACCCTGGCTTTCCATTAGGGATTGATACCTAGCTTGGCTCTTCAGGGTGTTATCTTTATCAGATATTTCCTTGTTTATCTCTGTAGAGGTTTTACCAGATTTGATGACATCCACTGAACTAGGGATATCACTTACTTTATACATCTCATAGGAATTAGTATAACCTGAACTCCCAATTGTATGGGTACAAGAGGTGATATGGTAAGTGCCTTGCCTGGCTTTGGATAAACCCTTGATGAGGATATTAACACCATTGGATATAGAGGGATCACCCAAGGTCTTAGCTGTAGCTCTGGTCCTAAAGGCGTCCTCAGCTTTGAGGTTCTTTAGTTCATTTTCTATTATATCAATTGCCTCTGCTGTTTGACTAAGGGGTACTGAACGGAATTGAGTTACCACAGCGGTATTATCCCGGGCAACGTTTATCCCCCCAGAGGCATTCTCTGTGGTACCCCACTGGATTAACATGGGTTTTGATATGGCGTCGGTTACAGGAGCCTGTCTATCAATACCTAGTTCATTTATGGGTCTTCCATTTAAAGCTAGTTCCATGGCAGCCTCATAAGCTTTGGCATCGAATTTTAATCCCTCATATTGAAATGGGTCATAGGCATCAGCTATACGTCTAACCGAATTGGCATAGTCTGTTACTTGTACTGCCCCTGTTTCAGGATTAACACTAAGAGTACGTAGAACACTATCATCATCATCATAAGTGGCATCTGAATCATAGTTGAATTCCAGTAACCTACCATCACCCCCCCTAAAGGTATATTCTGTTATTGGAGGGAACAATGAAACTCTCCTACGTTTGAATATCTTAACTTCCCCATCACTACCACTAACTACTGTGGGTTCTTCCGAGGTCTTATCAATGAAGTCCTGGGTTAGGTTGTTCATATTAGTACCAGTGTATACAGTACCCTGATCTTTACTTTTAGGCTCCTCACCTTCTTTCCATTGCTTATTCTCAACATCATAACCTTCGGGTACTGTCCCCGGAGCATACCCCAAGCTTTCAAAGAAACGAAGAGTAGCATCATCCAAAAGCCCGGTTTTTTCTTTAGGGGGTGGGATACTAAAGTCTATTTTCCAAGCTGTTGAATCCGGCTTGTCAATTTCTAGGATATCTGTATTTAATGGCAAGCTTATTGAATCCATGTTAGCCCCTGTTAGAGGGTTTAGGAACCTCTCAATTTCGATCTCTTTGCTAGGATCTTTCAATATACCAGTTAATGCAGACAGGGTTTGTTCAAGTTTTGCCCGAGTTGGGGATTTTGAGTTTTTGGCTGGGGCATAATTATCCGATATAGACAGGTTTAAAGAATACCCACTACTATTATAGGTCTCCTTGAAATTACGTATCAGTACCCTAAGTAAAGGCCTTTTATCACCATTCAACCAACCCCATTGGATATACAGAACACCTTTATGCCTAAATCTGAAGTTATCCATGAAGGCTGGGGAATCACTATGAAGGGTAATACTCCCCATATCATCTTCAGTCTCATTAAAGGTATATGAAAAATCTGATAAAGCCAAAGGCCTATCAGTTCCATCATCTAGGGTGATCTTATCCAAGATGAGCTTTTTATCTCGGTCGTAGATACTTAAAAATGGAGTCCCATACCCAGGGAATAAGGGTTTTTCAGGAGATACTATATTAGCCATTGTTAGGTATGATTAGGTTCATATTACTGAGGTCCTGAAAAGGGTCAATCAGGTCATTAGCCTCTGCTATAACAAACCATAACTTATGAGTTCCGTAGTATCTAAAGGATATACCCCATAGAGTATCCCACTTACTAGCAACATGGGTTAATGGGCTACCCACAACAATAGAGTTAGCCTCAAGGGCCATCTTTGAACCGTCTGAGAATTCCCAGATATATAGGTCTTTATAAAGTTCTGTCATAAGTTGCGGTAGTTAAAGGAAGTTCCGAATATATCCTCATCTGTTGAGTTTTTATCCAATACCTTCTTTAAAATTATTTCTTGGTAAGCCTGCTGGGGTAGCATGGACTTGCCCTTATGGAACTGGGATAGTCTGTAGCTGGCTTTATGAACTACCCATACCACATCTTTAAATAGTAGGGCATCTTTACCCCATATGAGTTTTAGCCTATGTGGGTCTCCATTGTAGCCATTGGCTTTAGTAAGAGCTTCTACCCATCTACAGGCATAGAGTACGTATGAACGATCATCAGCTTTTGAGAACCAATCGATCTCGAAGGTGAGGGTATCTTCTGACCCAGAGTAATTGTAAAAAGGGGCATTCCTACCTATAGAGGCTATTGTAGACCAGCTCGGCATAGGGTCATAGGAGATTTCCCGGGGGATAGTAGGGATGGTTAAAGTGTCATAATATCTACCATGCCTATTATCATCCTTTACAAAATCCATGTCCACTAAAATAATGGAGTCTACGGCTGATTTTGGGGTTTCTTTTTCCCAGGCTAAAACTGACCCAGCTTCGCGGTTGGCTTTAATTTTTTTAGTAAACTCAGATGAGTTTGTATCATGAGTTAACGTACCAGGTCTGGCTTCAGCTATTATCCGGTTAGTTAATAACAAACCTTTTGGAAGTAAGTCTTGGAGATTGTAGGTAGCCATTATAGACCTATGTTTAGTTGGGTATTAATGTTCCGATTAATTTTCCTCTCTATGGTTTTTGTCAGATTACCATCAAGGTATATATCAATCCTATCTGGGTTACTGTAATCATAGAATTCCCTCTTACCAAATAAATTGGGGGATTGTTTATATTCATTTAACCTTCTAGCTAATATGAAGTCAGTGTTGTCTGAGCCATACCCTGAAGAATTATATAGTTGTCTTATATATGTATTTTTTAAGCCAGAAAATTCATTAGCCATCATACTAATTAATTTTCTACTTTCCCTAGCACCATCCTGGATAACTTGGTTGGATTCTTCTGTAGCCTCGGTATTTTTATTTAAGCCACGTAAGATTAAAGGCAATACTAAGCTTATCCCCATAATGCCCATTCCAACGGGGCCACCGAGGAAAGCCATAACACCACGGCCCATACTAGCCAAGCCAGCTCCTGAGAACATGGTTCTTAAAAGGGCATTCTTACCGGTTTTTAGGCGAGTAGCTTCAGCGGTACTAATGAATCTAGCACCCCTACCAGTACCTGGGAATACCTGATAGAATCTACCATTGGAAGTTTGGCGTATATTAGGATTAGTTACTCTTCTACCATATCCCATTATTGCCCCCCCTGCACCGGTTATAGCTGTGGCTCCAGCAAGCTGGGCAGTAGCCGCCTTCATCTGAGCCATGGAAGTTACCCATGCGGTTTTAATCCCCAGGAGAGTACCCCCCAAACTAGATAAGGCTAGACTAACTCCAAAGATAGCGGATTTAACTCCCCATACTACGGTTTTAAGTACTATACCAACTGCCAATATGCGGGTTATACCTGAACCTACTATGGAGTTCATAAACCAAGATATACCAGTAAATATCTTGTTAAGCCCCCACATTATGGGTATTACAACTGGAGCGAGGGCTTCAGCGAAGGCATTAGCCATAGACTCCATGGCAGCAAGTAGTTTTAGCCATTCTCCCCGGGGTCCCTCCATCATGAATTTCATCATATTAGCAGCTTTACCTCCAGCCATCTCTAAAGAGTTCATATGGCCGCGTATTTGGCTAAGGTCTTGGATGAACTTTGATGGGGGTCTTTTTCCCCTTACTCCAAATATCTGGAATAATAAATTTTGCTGGTCAACGTCCCCAAACTTTGAAAGAGCATTGGATAATTGTTCTAGGATATTGATTATGGGTACTAAGTTCCCCTTGGCATCTACTAACTTGGTGGGATCTAGGCCAGCTTTCTCCCAGGCTTCTGATCTACCCAGTTTACGGAACTGGCCCAAACCTAAAGCCATATACCTATACATATTTTCAATCCCCACCCCAGCCATAGAACCTTTCATACCGGCATTACCCAAAGTCATGATCAGTGACAATACGGTTGGTAAATCTTGACCAAGGTCAACAGCTGTGGCTGAAGCGTACTTTAAGGATTCCCCCAAGTCCTTAAGACCCACATTAGATTTCAAGGCAGCTTGGGTTAGCAAGTCAGTAATGTAGGTCATGTTGGAAGCTTCCATACCAAACTGGTACATGGTGCTTACCGCGATATCAGCTGATAGCCCGATATCTTCCATAGCGGCCCCAGCCAAGTTAACTATGGGGGAGGTTGCACTTAATACTTGGTTAGCAGTATAGCCAGCTTTAGCCAGCATTTCCATAGCAGTACCAACCTCTGTGGGGGTAAACATTGTAGTACCACCCAAGGCATTAGCTGTCTTTTTTAATTGCTCAAATTCCTCTGAAGTAGCCTCAGCAGCAGCGGAAACTCCACGGATGATGTATTCAAATTTAGCTCCTCTATTATAGGCAGCACCCATACCTAATGTAGCGGCAGTACCAGCCATAGCCAAACTCCTATACATATCTCTGCCTGCTCTAGCATTAGCTTCGAACAGGCTTTTCTCATTCTTGAGATTTTTGAAGGCTCCACTAATCCTGGCAGCCGGACCTGAGAAGTTATCTATCAGGGAAATCCGGAGGCCAAGATTTAAGTTGGAACTGTTATATAGGAGCATAGTTAAAGGAGTTTTTTGTACTTCTCATTCTCTATTTTAGCCCAGCCTAGAAGTTTTTTTCTGGTAGAGAGAGGGAGTAACCTTAACTCTTTTAGAGGAATGTGCATATTGAATTGGGATAAAAAGAAAAACTCCCATTCTACATCCCCCGTGGAAAGAAAAAATCCTGTATCTGGATAATGGATATTACCTCGATTTCCCCAGCATTATAGGGGTTTTCTAATTCAGTTAAACCAGCAAATTCTGGGTCATGCTTATCAATATGATCCCTGATTTCCGCCATCTCCCGGGATTTGAAATTAGCGAAGGATTCCACTGGAGTGAATTCACCATTTACCTTTATTTCCAATCCCCTGGCAAGGACTTTTTGATTTATGTGTTTTTCTGTATCAGGTAGTTTTAGAAGGTATTTCTCCCCATAAGAATCAAGGGGTTTGTACCTAACTACCTTACCACTAGACAGGGTTAACATGTGATGTGAGTCAATGGATTCGTATTTTGGTATACGTTGTTCAAAATAATCAGGCTCACCCAGTTTGGGTAATGGCTTAGAATAATCCCAGATGTATTGTTCAAGGTCTTCTTTATAAGCTACTGGCTCAGTGTCTTTTCCCCAAGAGTAATTGAACTCGAGGGTTGACCCGAGAGAGAAAATCCTGGAGGCTATTAAGATGAAATACTTATCATTCAATGGCCGTACCATTATCTCATCTAGGGTAGGGCTATTAGGATTAACTGCTGTAGGAAGGTAAACTATCATGGCTCTGATGAATGAATTCAGGGAGTCACTGCTTTTACTTAAAGCCACGTTAGATAGTAAGGATTCATCCTCACCATTTTGTTCACGGATAACTACCTCAATACCTGAAGGTAGTATCATGTCTTTTACTTGGCCATACTGCTTAACCAATTCTACTAAAATTGACTGTTCCATTGTTTTGGGGTTAGGGTAAATAAATAAGGGGAACTACTTTTATTATTAATAGTTCCCCGGCATTTAAGAAGTAGTGTGGATTAATATATTTTACTTACTTTCTCCACTGACATCTCGATTTTTTCAATTGTATTATCTGAACTCTTACGGGCATGGCTTTGGCCATCTATCTTGTGTGGCCATACATTCTCGCATACCCACCTGGCGATTGGGGTTACTCCATCTTCAGCCAATTCCTCGACTATCATGGTTCTCCAATATTCTATTGGTGGTAGACCACCTCCTAGATGGGCATTAGCAATGGAATCATGCCAATCCCAAAAATAATTACCCTCGCTCCCACGATTAGTTGTTAGGAGCTTTTCCAAAGTGATATTGCCAATTTTCCTACGGCCACCAGTTTTTACATCGAAATTGCTATCGGCATGTTCTACTACCTCAACTTCAGAATCCGGTAAGTCTACCTGTTGAAACAGGAAAGGATTGATATATAGTTGGGGAAAAGAAATGCTGAAATTAAAGCCCTTCCGGGGATTTGATATCTTTGCCATTTTTTTAATTATTAGTAGTTAACTCTACCCCAGCAGATGTGAGGATAATATTGATGGTGATTTCTTTCAAAGGAGAAATTGGGATAATCCTTAGGTTAACCTTGTACCTACCCATACCAAAATCTATGGGATCGTTTACCTGTAAATCACTTAAGGAACTAGCATATTGGTCACCCTCCCAGGCATAGTCGAATAATGCTCTACCGGCTACCAAAGAATCAAATAGGGGTTTTACAGTATAGAATATTGACTGGATTAGAGTAAAATCTAAAGGTAAACCAATGAACCTTTCCAATGTTGGCTTTAGGGATTTCTTAATAAACAGGATCAGGTTAACTATTGAAACATGGTTAACTGGGCTTTCATCCACTTCAGATGTATAAGCATCAGCTAGATAGGTTAACCCATTCCGGGTAACCATCATATTGATTTGGCGTTGAGCCAGTAGGTTTAAGTCTGCAAGCAGGGCGGAACTACCGAAGTTATTGACGGCTCCCAAGGTACCGGAAATATCCCCAAGAGATGGGCCGAAGAATGAATACCATTCACCATATTCCCGATGAACTTTAGCCATTCTTGCTAAGGCATAACCAATCTCGGGTATTTCAATAACTTCACCACTAGTTGGGTGAGTTTGATATAAACCCCCGGAAGTAATCATTGTATACATATTGTTGATAGCCGGCTTCTCTGCAAGTAAAGCAGTAGTACTGATATTATCCAAGCCTAAGTGAGCATAGTAAACTAGATCTTGGCGATTATCGGCATAGCTATCGCCCCCCGCGGTTAACCCCTCTAAATCCCCTTCACTTACTGCTGGGCATACCAGAGCATATGAGTCATCATAAGGATCAAAAGCATAAAAGCCAGTTTGTAAAGCTTTAGTACCAATATAATCTGCTACTGCTGGGGTACTACCATCACTTCCAGTACTTAAAGTCTTATTAGCATTGTCCGGTCTGATAGGGGCAGTTTGAGCGGAGAGGTCTGAATATACAACAGTAACCAAAGATGAATTAGCGGTTACTTTCTTAAGGTACTCAGAACCAGCCACAGTAGGTACTCCTGGAATTTTTAAATTCTCATATTTCTCTACCATGGTAGTATCTACCAAGTGCTCAACTGTTAAGTTAAAGGAATTGGCATCCCCATTAGTGGCATCACCTACAGTAACCTTTATATTATTGTAGTCAACCCCAGGGTATTTAGCCAAAATCTGAAATACCGGTATTGCCCCGTCTGTAAAAGCAGTGGCAGTAGCGGTAACCGGAGTACCAGTGGCTATGCGATTAACCCTAAGATAAGCCCCTCTCTCCAGCATACCCATACAGATAACTGGAAATAAAGAAGCTATATTTGTATCCCCAAATAAAGCCCTGAATCTTTTGGGGGATGTGATGATTTCTGAGGGATCATTTATTGGGCCCCTTAAAGTAAGACCTTCAACGAAGATAATACCTTGAGAAGGGGAAGAAACACCAACAGCCTCATTTAGGAGGTTGAATTTAATCTGGCTAGTTACGTTCATCTCTATTAATCTTTATTGTATAAGAATTAATCTTGTGGTGATATGCCTGATAGTATTGGACTCTAAGCATCTCTAACTTGAAAGGAAGTCAGCCTTTGTTGGATTTCCATGTCAACTGTAATTTGTGATAGAATACCGAAATCATCAAAAGCTTTCTCATATTCTATCAGTAAAAGGTCCTTCACTATATAGGCATAAGCTCTTTCCATTAATCCATCTATAGCTGAGGGTATGGTACTAGTATTAAGCTGGTCAATGAATATATTAAACCCCCTATAAGAGTACCTGGGATATATGGGTATGTACCCCTTAGTTGGTAGGGAATTAGCTAGTATACCAATTAAAACCCTTCTCTGTTTTGAGTTATTAGAGATTAGGTAAACTGAGAATGGGAGATCAAAAATTTCTGGAGGGCGTTTAACAGAAAAGCTTAATCCTGATGGGGCTGAGTCTATTTTTTGGTCCAACCCAATATCTCCTGGAACAGGATCATCGAATATTAAAACTATCCTGGGTAAGTCCTTTAAGCCTTTATAATCTGGGTTACTCATATTGAATAAATCCACACAAAAACCCTTGGTACTTATGATACTGGCTTTACTAGCATTATATGCGGCTTGTCCAGCAACTGAATCTGGATAAGTGGATATATCTGTTATATCTGGAGTATAACCCTTATCCACTAATTCAGCTAAGATAGTTTTAAATATGGTTACTTCTATAACCTCTTGTAAATCAATAAGGGGTAAGTCTGACATCTTAGCTTCTGTAAGTTATGATTTTACGTCCTATACGTTCTGATACAAACTTGGATAAGGCCTTATTCCCACCCATACTAGACCATACTGGCCCGAATAAAGGCCGCTTACTAATACCCCGAGATACTGAACCATGTTCCAGGATATTCATTAGTTGAGAGGCATTAAGGGAAGTATCAGAATTGCTCATCTGGGCGTTTTTATTTATGGTGACTCTAACCTGGCCCCGTACGTGGGTTTCAACCTTTATAGCTTTCACTAACATTCCCTTTAGTCTATAGAAGGATGGGAACCCATGTAACCCTTTTTTTCTCTTTGCCGCAGCATACCCCCTTGAATAAGGTTTCCATTTAACAGCACTACCACCATTGTTATTAATAGCCCCGATTACTGAATGGTAGTACTTATTGGCGTATTCTAGGATTGCTTGGTGGGTTACAATCTTAATATCTTGTGGTAACCCATTAAATATCCTAGCTACCCTATCCCAATTACCCAGCCATTCAATTTTGGTGTTAGCAGTAATATTACGGGTATAGAAATCCCCTATTACGCCTTCCTTGTATTTACTCTGGCCAACTTGTACTGCCATGGTTAATCTACTTCAGGGGTAATACCACTAGCTGGCCCATAGTGGGGTTGAGCGGATTCAACTCTCATCCTTTCGCATATGAGGTATACTAATAAGGGGTCATCACCGGCTTGTGCAGCTGGGGTATCCCCCATTTTTTTATAGTTTACCCCCTGTACTGTGAAGTAGTCAAATCCAGGGTCGAAGTCAAAATTGTTGGATGGGTTAATAAATCCTAATCCTGCAAGATAATCCTTATTCAGGATGATAGCCACAGACTGGTTGTCGATTAAACCTGTATCAGTAGACTTATCGATGGGCCATGTCCGGGCTACGTTATATTGGATTAAAGCATTTAGGGGCTGTTGGAAAAATGTGGGTTTAATAGTGTCATCCCCATCCCTGTCTAGTTTTATACTAGCTCTATTCCAAATAATAACTTCTTGATTAAAAGATAAACTAGCTGCATTGATTACCTGCCTGTACGCAGCCCATTGAGCATTAGTTAGCATAGTATATTAGTTAGGGAAATGTAGGTGTCTTTTATGAGGCTTCTTATGAACATCAGGAGCAATTACTGGGCGATTTAAATCTGGGCAAATATATAGGGTTATATTCAACCTACTTGCCAGCATACAGACTGTATCTTTAGTAATGTAGAATAATCCCCCAGGCTTAATAACTTCTGACATGGTTTCTTTTGGGGAAAAGAATTCAGCTTCGGTTGGCCCAGTAACTACCTTCTTAACAATTCCTGTACTTCCTGTAGATGAGGTAGTAGAACCCACAGCTGATAGAAGGTAAGCCTTTATTGAAATATCCAATACCTCATATATAACCAAACTAACCAATAACTCAGCGGCTAGTAATGGCCAGCTACTGTCATCAAATATGAGGTCGATTGGAATTTCTGGGTCTAGCAATGGAGCTATGAATAGTTTCCACTTAGTAAGGTAGTCGGATAATACCGATGAATCTGGTAAAAGGTCACTGGGAATCCGTGAGGCAATAGTGGCTAGTATGTCCATACTTGTGGAGGGTTCTAATGAGGAGTGTATGCCATGGCTTTAACATAAAAAAAGCCCACCCATTTAGGGTAGGGCTTTCCTTGCTGGTAATGGGAAACTGAAGTTACTGGTATTCTTTGTTGATCTCATCAAAGAGTTTGATCATTTTCTTGATGTCTTTGAGTTTCTCGAACTGGTCCAAGTCCTCATCTAGGAATCCCGATTCCTCAGCCAGTTTTTTACGGAACTGGTCTGGGGTTAGGGTAAGAAGTTCCGGATTGTACTCATAAAGATCCTTGTCCTTATCCTTGGTTTTTGGCTTAGAGGGAACAACTATCGGGGCATCTTCAGGATTATCCAGAGTAGCCAAATAGTTGTTATACTCTTCCTCAGAGGCTGAGGTAATATGGCCATTACGACGAGCAAGCCCAACCTTTTTGCTTTTCGGTAAAGATTTAAAAGCCTGAACTTCTCCCTGGCGAATAAGTACCTGGGTACTTGGGTCATAAAAGATAGAGGCTTTTTCTCCTAATTTAAAATATTCCATATGGTAGGTTTATTAATAATAGTACTTGAAAAGTGGGGGTGTTAACCCCCGCTAGTCATTACTCGATGGTTACGTTTTGGTATGGGTCAACATCCAAGTAAGATGGGAATCCATAACTGGAGAATAGTACACTGCTATCCATAATGATCGCAGCATCGCGGAATAGTTTAGCAAACCCAGTAGTGAGGGTAGCGTAGAAGGCCTCAGTTTGATTTGATACGATCCTTTCGGATTCTACCTTCAATGGTTGGGCATTAAACTTGATAAGGGCAGACATTGGGTCAACCATGATCTCCTGGTTTGGCGGTACATTACCATGGATAAAGTAATTAGTAGAGGAGGGGACAGGAGTCTTTAGTACTAAGGTCTTCTCCGTTGTACCGGATTCCCTTTTCTTAAATTCATCCATATCCAGGGTGCTTAAGGCAGCGGCCTCACCCCCGATAATGGTTGTTGGTGTACGACCAATACGTGCCAAGCGAATCCATAAGCGGAGAAGATCCTTGTATTGTTTACCAGCAACAGTGTCGGTAACCCCGATTACTGGAGCTGATTCTGAGCCGTCAGTTTGTTCCCCATTAATAAGGGTGTCGATAGCAAGGGTATCAGCAGCATGCCCAAACTTTACCCCAAAATCCCGGAGGAAAATGGAAACCAGTTTTAAGCTGGAATACTGAGATACTTCATCGGTAATTTTAATACCCCTACCAATTTTGTAAATACTGAATTTCTTACTCCCATAAGAAACCGTACCAACCGGGATAGTTTCGCCCTCTCCAACTTTCCTTGGAGCTACATCGGACATATTATACCATGGCATGATTTGACTCAACCCAGTGGTATTCTCCTCGGAAGCAATAATTGAAGGCCATATTGGAGCTGCCCGGTAACCCAGCAAAAGAGCTTCGCGGAAAAATTCAGGTACTAACCACCTTATGTCATTGTCAACGGCAGTGTAGATATTATGGAGAGTGTCCTCGGAAGGATTAATCCCCAGTTCAAACAGGAAATCTGAGAGGCCCAGATTGAATTTTTCCTTGATAATTTCAGGTAATGAAATATCCTTGGGATGGTTTGCATCACTTCGGATGTTTAAGCCGAACCTTACGGCTTCCTCGATTTTACCTCTGAACTCGGATTGTTCGTATTTTGTGATATCCATGGTAGAGTTTGTTAATTGCTTTATTTAAAATGAACTGAGCTTGAGCTTATTTACAGAGTAATACCCTAATGACATCCCCATCAGACCCGGCATCAAGGGCAAAGCCCAAAGCCGATGAAGTCCCGGTTATATAGGTATCATACCCGGTGGTAGAATCATGGCCGCTGTAATCCACTGGACCAACTGCTACGCCTGAGGAAGCCTGTGCGAAAATAACGGCATAACCCTTCATAATTACGGTTAGGAGTTCTCCAGGTCCAGGAGAATGCATACTAATACCTATCAAGTTGACAATAGCCGAAGTTAAGCCGAAATGGTCATACAAAGCCGCAGGGGCTACTTTTTCACCAACCCCAATTAGGATTACTGGAGTACCTATATTAATAGTAGCATCCATTACACTGGTAATTACAGTTGCGGTACCTGCTCCCCCATTGGTAACTGAGGTATTGGTGATAACGGGTATAACAGAATCATCAGCCATGAGGAAAGAAATTATCCTGCTAGTGGCCCCATGTACTTTAGCATAAGATACTCCGGATAAAGCTTTAATGGCTACAGCCAAAGCTGTCATAGTGGCAAGGTGACTTGTGCCCCAGGTAACAGTGGCAGTTTGGCCGTTGATAGTGGTGGCAACCACATCGGCAGCTACTAAATCAGCAGATACTGTGATCACTCCAATTTTTCCGATAGCTTCAAATTCCAAAGCTAACTTATGGCTTTCTGTGTTTAGAAATATAGCCTTTGTTTTGTTTCCTAAGTATGTAGGCATGGCCGTCTTTTTTAAGTTTGTTGTTTGTTCATTATGTTATAATAAATACATACCAATCTTGTAATTATTTTTCTACCAATGGATCGGCATTAGTGGCCTTGGCAATTTCAATTATCTCAGAAGTTTCAGCTAACTTGCCAGTCCTCTTTGAGGCAAACACATACCCCAACAGTAAGGTATCAAGGCTAAGTATAAAGCCTGAAGTGGTTAGGGTAAAGCTAACTACCACATCATCAATGCTTTTCCCTTGGCGTAGTACCATATATATAATAAGGGTAAGCAACCCTATGTATAGGAGATTAAACAAGGGGAAAAACCACAGAGCCAGCCTGTAGGCAATTACCCGGGTTGATGAAGGGTACCCTCTGGTATCAGTCAGGGATTCTTTGATAAATGGTTTCATGGTTAGAAATAATTAGTTACTGGAGTATTAAACAAAGTGCCATCAGCAAGGAGGGCTAGAAATAGAAGAACAGCTAGGACCATCATAATGATTGGTGAATACCTTAAATACTTAGTAAGGTTTCTTATGTCCTTAGTGATAAGAGTCCTAATATATTCAGCCAGATAATATCCGGTGACTGATAGGAAGAGAATGAAGAAGAGGTCGGTGTACATGGTTTAGGTATTTGAAGGTTGTTCCATAACTCTAATTTTTATGTTATATTCAACGCCGTCAGTAAATGGAGATTCCACCATTTCTACTATACCGGATTCCCCAATTTCATAAACAGTATTGTCAATGGAAACCTGTATAAAACCTACTGCTTCAGGAGTGGATTCGGTAGCCTCAAGGGCTAGTAAACCTGCTACCCCGAGCATTCCCCCCCCATTATCATGGACTAGAAGATTAACCTGCCGGTTATTGGATAAAGTAATTGGACTGGGGTTGATTGTACCTAAGGTATCAAAATTAGGCGTATCCGCATAACCCGTAACTATAGCCTCTTCCTCAACAACCATGCCAGCTACTAATACCCCCTCATAATCCCATTGTATTTCTGGAGTTACCCCGCCTATGCAAGTCCAAGTATCTTCCTCGACTTGTATTAATTGAAGAGTTTTATATTGCCCACCAGAACAAGGGAGCCCATTGATAGTAGCGATTGGCAGTTCACTAGCCATTACCGTAATAACTCCCTCACCAGCTTGTTCTAGAGTAATGGGTATACCAATAGGTAACGGAACGTTTTCATGCGGAGGAACAAAAACACTTACTGGATTAGGGCTAAAAAATCGTAAATACTTGCCAGCATCACTTATGACTAACTCATATTCAGTCCCCCCTATGGATGATATGGATAAGGGAATTAGTGAAGCTTGAAGGGATATAATCTCATCAATGGTTTCAGTTACTCTTACTACTATAGGTTCATCTGATAATGAGATGGCTTGGCCATGGCAATACAGAAGAGTACCATTACTAGTTTGCTCTCCCCTTACTACCCATTTTAGGGGTAAGTTAGCCTGTATATTAAATGCCCGGTAATCCACGTTCAAAATGGATAACACAAGATTTTCGATATTGAATGGCCGGTTCTCCTGGATAGAAGCTAAGAAAGTTTCATAACTTTCTGATACCCTGGTGGGCTTAAGTTTACCAAAGTAGTCGTAAGTAAACTTTGTACCAGAGCCATCGGGATAAGAAAACTTAATATTATCAATATTAAATAGTTCAGGGCTTTTCCCTATGGGAGTAAATTTTAATAGCTTCATGGTGATCTCCGGAATTAAGGGTTAATTAATGGGTTTTTTGTTCCAATTGTTTCAAAGGTGAACTAAAATAAGAAAGCTAATCCACCTAAAAACCAGCCTGCTTTGGCTATCCACGTTACTGTGGACATCTTGCTTTTACGGGTCTTTTCGTCAACATAGAAGGCTGGCATTTTACGTGCTAAATTGATTATCACATCGTAAAGCTGCCAAAGGACTATTACTGATAACCATCCATAGAACAATCCGTATGAAGCCGTAACATAACAAGCAAGTGCAGCCCGAATAAGGAAACCTATCCTATGCCAAAGTTTACTCATATTGCTACGATAAACTAAATTAGTAGATAGTCCCCATTCAATTACGTAAGCGTTCCATAAGGCTAAAAACAACCCTATAAAAAGTAATATTAATAAGTTTGTTGTTTCCATGTTTTAAGCATTAGCATCAGCCAGGATGAGGTTATCCATGCTGCATAATTTTTCGTACAGATGTGAAATTCGTTTCATAGTTTTGCTTCTGTTAAGCCGCTATACTTCGCCATGTGACTACCATAAAGCGGTTTAAAATTGTCATTTTTTGCCAAGTGGCAGGGTTTAGTCGGTGAAATCAATTAATTAAAAAGCTTGGCTGAGACCCGATGTTCGCATTCGTATTCGCCGGAACGTTATTCGTATTCAGGTAAAAGAGGCCCGCATTCGCGCCATTATTCGCATTCGCAGACACCAGATACCCTCACCAACTACAACCTTAATCAAAGAACTAAAATCGCCCCGTGCTCCGTTTTTCGGCCTTCGGCGATCGCGCCTCGTTCTACGGAATGAAGCAAGGCCGAGACCCGAAGGTCGCATTCGTCTTCGCCGGAACGTGAAGCGTATTCAGGCAAAAGAGGCCCGCATCCGCGCCAGCACTCGCATTCGCAGACACCAGAGACCCTCTAATAGCACTACCAGAGCCGGGTATTGATGTATAGAAATAATCCGAGTAGCGCGTTGTTGAGCTGCCTCCGGTCGCCTCAGTTGGAATTGTAAGCCCCTCATCAAGCAGACACCTGGTTATGTAACCTTCATTTCGTGGGAGCAAGCCAACCTGCCTGTAGTTTGTGAGTACATCGGCATAATTTGCGGGGTTATCACATATAAATACCTGAGATTGCCCGCCTGCATCATTAGCCTGAATGTTATATAGTATTCCGTCCTCCCATTCCCAAATGTGCCCATAAGGGTGCTCAACTCCGCGGTATGTTGGCACCGGGACGGTAATATCACCACCGGTGAATCCTGCAACTACGTAGTTAACAAAGCCTGACTTATTGCCTAGCGCAGTGGTTCTGCCGCATGGAACAAACGGATAGTAGCCTGAAAAGGTACCCCAGTTTGTACCGTTAACGTTTGAAACGCCGTCTCCAAGCCCGCCTTGCTTATACCCCTGTGCTGTCAAAGCCTCATTGTAAGCCGCCTGAACGTGCCTGTTTGCATACTCAACCATATAGAGCATGTTCATCTTTGCGCGAGACATGTATGACCTTGCAGACCATTTTGACCCGTTATTGTGGGCAAATGCGCGAAAGTTTGTAAGGCTGATTGCAGTGGCTGGTTTGCCAAGCAGGCTGTTGGGCTGAGCATCCCAAGAGGCGTTGTTATTGCCGCCCCGAAAGTCAGCAGTTGCGTTAATTACGCTCATGAGCTGAGATGTTGAGCGCTTAACTGCCCCCTCGAAAGCGCCCAGGTACATTTTAGGACTAAATGTAAAATCAGGTAAGTTATAATCACTGATTTTCATTCTTGCTATATTTCCTGATCGCTCGATTTTATAATAAAATTGAGGTATCTCAACCATGACATGACCTGCCGAACCATCTAATGCTGCTGCACTACCATCTGCTTTCTTAGTGCTATCATTATTATCTAAGTAATATTGTACTATTCCTGCATTGCTTAGTATACATCTTCTTTGCCTTGATTGTATAGGTAAACTTGCATGTAAAGACATTGCATCTTCACTGCTTGCGATGCGTGTCATGGTGCTTGCTGCTGCTGTTTCGTCAAATTCAATGCCATACCACCATTGGTTCACATTTGAGCCAATGTGAACCTTTCCAACTCTTATACCTAATCCTATAGTTCCCATTTTAGCAACCCCATTTTATAGAGTGAGTAGCGGGAATACCACTAATGATATCCCCAATGAGCTCTTCCGAGAAATAGGAGTTAGCCCTAAGAAGTAGGGGATAAGTTTCCCCCACCTCTTGAGCTGCCAACCTCACCACCAATTCGGCATCATCTTCCCCATCATTTTTTAAGGAAAAAGGGACCCCTATATTAAAGGTACCATCTTCTTCTGCCACTACTAAGCCACCTTGTGTAACTTGTATGATGGCTAATTCTCCAGATTTTGTTTTGATTTTATCCATGGTTTATGGTGCTTCTGTTACTGAATATTTTGCTTTTAAGTAAGCCTTAATTTGATTGTTGATACTGGTGTCATCATCTGTTCTTAATACCAATTCTTTTACATCCACATCATAGAAGGTTGTAGCAGCGCCATCAGCCCCCAATGTTAATACCCCAGAGGATAATTCCCCAAAGCCAGTGAGGGAGGTGTATAGGTGGTAATCCCCAGAACCCTTCCTACCTATAATAAAAGCATGTTGGTAGGTTACAGTAGTACCAGTGGCAGTTTTAAGGTATTGGGAAGTACCATTAAATTCTACTGCATTATCCGCAAAAGTTGGTCTGATAGATGTTGTACTATGGGATAAGTGATTACCATCCACCCTTTTTACTGTGGCACTACTAATGGTAATATCAGCAGCGGAATTAACCCTAAAGTAGAAATAATTTCCAATAGAACTGAAATAGGCATCACCATCCCCGGCTTCTGCAATTAGATTGGCAGATACCCCATTGTTATTGTTATAAATGGATAAAGGAGTATTGGTTGAAGTACCTGTAATATTAGCTTTCATTACAGCTCTCATGGGCATAGTTAATAACCTATAAGCCCCACCAGGATTACTCGTGGTAAAGGTATTGGCCGTATGGGCTGTTACAGTACCAGTTTTAGTCCATTGTGACTCTGTTAGATCTAAAGGTAAGGGTAAAACTTCAGACCCCGAGGTGTTCTTCCTTTTGGCCTTATCAAAAAGTATCTTAACGTAATTGTCATCGGTTAGGTCATAAAATTCAGTACTATCAGTGGCTATCCACATACTAGTATTACCATCTAGGTAAGGAGGTATAGTGGGTACCGGTGGAACATAGGTATAGAATGGGGTTTTTTCTAATCGTAAAGTTGGGATAATCCCAGGAGACTCATTACCTGTAATACCCAAGCTCACTTCTGTGGCCATTATACTTGGAGCAGTTATGGGTTGTATGGTCTTAGCTGGGGTAAGTATTCCCCCATGTATGTTATCTGCTCCACCACCTATTATGACATTAATCTCTGATACTGTGGTTAGATTATCCCAATAAACATAAGTTAAGGCATAGCCCATTGGAATAGTTACATCTACTTGAGTATCATCCGTGATAGTGTCTACTGGCATATAAATAATATCTGGAGGGGGCATGGGTAGAGTATCTCCAGGTTGAATGGTAGATACTAGAAAATTACCAGAGCCACTACCAGTAGAAGCTGATGTCATAATAGAGTTATCCCCAAATTTGATAGAGGTGGTCTGTAATGATGGTACAGATAATACCTTTGATGACCGTTCATAGTGAAATAAGCTGTCGGTAGATAATAACCCCACTTCATTAAATTGGATTTCCCCTGTTTCTCCCCTAGCTAAGGGGGTATTACGCCAATCTAATTGTAAATCAGCATCACCATGGAATAGTAAATTACCATCACTAAATTCAGCATAATTCCCACCGGTGTAATCCCCTAAGATAACTTTAATATTACCCACTAATAAAGCTGAATCAACTGAGATTTCATCTGGCGTACCAGGAATATACTCCCCGGAAGGTGGGGCTACTGTATTTTGGTAAGCCCCAATACTTGGGGGATTTGTAATAGCATCTCTACTTAAGTCATAGCTATACCCAAGAGGAACCCCATTATCAAGTAGGGGGGAACCAGTATTAGGTCTATAATCCGCACTGTCTACGCCTTTGAATAATGGGTCCCCTGTATCTGAGTTATCATCATTGGTACTAGACCCCTGCCATGATGCCAATGTTGTGCTCCCACTTGACACGTAACCCTGAAAGTAATTATAGTCACTGTCATAAGTAGCATTGGGATTATATGCATATGCTCCCCCAGAAGAAAAGGCGTTATTACGGCTAATTACAGATGTGCTAGAGATTGCTCCCACCCCTGCGCTTGAGTAATTAGCTAAAGTATTATTATGTAATACTAGAGCAGCTCTGGCTTGGGATAAAACCACCCCTGTACTAACATTGTGGATGAGGTTATAGGATAGGCGTATGTTAGAAGATTCTGCATATACTGCGGCACTACCATCAGTAAATATATTCCTTTCGAATATCACTGTATCTTTAGCCTGCATATCCCCTAGATATACAAGGCCATTGGATCCTAGAAAGCCTTGGCTACGTGAACCTATGATTAAATTATCTGTTACTAAACCATTCATAGCATTCCAAGCGGTATCAACATAAGTGTACCCATTCCAAGCTATGAAACAAAATTTATGCCCAGTAGAACTGTGATCTATTACAGAATGATGAATATGAAAAGTTAATGGTCCATAGGCAGTAGCTAATTGTATGTTATCCCCAGGAGCTGCTGAAGAACCGTCATCACCGGGATAAGTAAAATAAGCCATGTTACAATCATAGAAGTTACAATGGCCTATTTCTATTTCTTCAATATCATCCCCATATATATTATCAGTCCAGGAATCATGAAATGAGGAGTATAGTAATTTTACAGTACCTTGGGATGTGGTTGGGCCATATTTCCAGTAATTATGAGTTCCACCATGTATATCACAGTTATAAACCCAAACTTCTCCAGGGCCATCATGACGTATGCCTAAGCCATACCTAGAAGCTTGTATTTCTAAATCTTTAACCAGAAAAATATTATCTCCGGATAACCTAATTACTGGGTCTGTATTGGAGACTATGATTTTAGGCTTAGCTAATGTGCTATCCCCATAAGCCCCTATCTTTATACCAACAGTAACTCCTGAAGCCCCGGGGGTTATAGAGCCAGCAGAGTTATAGGTTGTACCTCTCAATTGTAGATAAGTACAACCTTCAGTAAAAGTTACCCCAGCCCAAGAGTTATATGGGCTTTCAAAACTACCACTCCCAGCGGGAGTACCAGGAGTGGGATTAATATAATATGTGGTACCAGAATAAGTTGGTAAAGTATAGTAAGTACTATCTATCCCTAGCCCGGATGATCCTGGTGTACCTTGAATAATGGTACTATCTAGTACATAATCTAAATACCTACTTCGGTAGTAAGCATCATTCCAATTAGATATAGGGATTCCAATACTTGGGCTATTAGTTAGGGAAATTGTATCCCCCTCTAAACTGAGTTCTTGTATCTCATTAGTAACACTCCCATCAACTTCTGATACTATAAAACCATAAGAATTATCCCAACCGATATTCCCATCAGTTATAAAACCTTCAGATAACCATGGGGTACCAGTTACAAAACCATTATTAGATACATAGTAATCTACCTGAGCTTCGCTTAAAGCGGTATCCTCGGTAAGGTATCCGGCGTCATTAATAAAATAGCTTACATTTGTTGGAGCCCCCGATAAACTACTGTATTGGCCATCAAAATTTGAGCTCTCGGGTAATACAACAAATCCCCCATTAGTAAGATAAATGGTGTCATTACTTAGGGTTAGAGTTTGGGGTGTGATATTACCAAGATCAACCCAGGATGAGCCATTATACCCCCACCAAGTATTACTGGTGTATTTTATAAGGCCCGGAGTAACCCAAGTGGAATTCCCAATCTTTAGCCCCCGAGTTACTTGATAATCTCCGGGTGTACGGGTTAAAGCCACTTGAGACCAACCCAGTAAGGGGGAAACTAGGAGTAGAATGTATAAAGCAAATATTTTAGGCATACTTAGAATATTAGGTTTAAGTTTACTGTTTTGGATTCCGAGAAAGGAATATATACTGAAATGAGTTGTTCACTTGGGGTTAATTCACTTTCATCTTGCCCATAGTGGAATGACCATGGCTGCCATATGCCATCAATTTGGATGAATACCCCCATAAGACTAGTACCCATATCATGGGTAATCAAAGTATCTCCATCTATCAAGTCGACCCCACTTAGAGCTAAGCTAGTGGGCCCAGTACCTGCTTCAAATGTAAATAATTGATCGGTAACTATTTGATCCAGAGTTTCTGATACTTCAATAGAAACACTCTTAGTGTCCCTGTTAAAGTATGAGGCATCACAATATAAGAGACTATGGCTTCCCCGGGTTACCCCCCGAATTACAGAGGATAAATTGATTGGCATATCCTGGTTTTTTACAAGGCCATCAATAGAGATAACATGTAGTACCAGTAAATCTATAGAATACTTACGATTTGTTGATAGGGTGGATAAAATCTCGCTAACTGTGCCAGTTAGAACTATATTTATAACCTTCTCAAAGTATTTATAGGATATTACTGTATCGCTACCCAGGGGATTGATTGATAGGATTAAGGAGGTATTAAGAAGTTCAGAATTACCTAACCGCCGGGAAAATTTCTGGAGTTTCATTTACCAGTTAAATATTATGGCTATGAATAGAAGAACCACTACACAAAGTTTGAAGGTTACTACTAAAGCCTCATGAAATAATATGTTAACTAATTGCGTGGGATTACCCTGTGGGATTGGGCTTTTAAAAAATCCTTTACCGAGAAAGAGGTTTTCTATTAGAGTATAAAATACTGAGACTATGATCCCATAGATTAAAGCCCATGCCAAGCTATGCTGAAACCAGATGATGGGGAATGGCATAACCCTAATCCAGAATGATATAGTTTTCCAGGTTTTATACCACCTTTTAGGCATGTCCCTGTAAGCCATGCCCCACCTCATTGTATAGGCATTCTGAAATACCATGAGGAAAGCAACTAAAACCCAGACTAATAAGTTTAAGTTTTTGTCTGAGTACCACATGATTACTTGCTTAAGAAGCTTTCAGTTTCCTTTTTGCTGGCCTTATCCAAGTAGCCCTTACGGCCTTCGGTGGAATTGAATGGTACTTTGGGAGTTTTCCGAGATACATTGGTACTACCACATTTTCCACAGGATAAAGGTACAGCAGCTTCGTATTCTTCCTTGAAGTTTTGGGCAAATGCTAAGGCCGCTTCGAGGTCTGCAGAGTTAATGGAATTAACAATAACCTCTGAAGCCTTATCTCCTTTAAGAAGTTTATAAAAGGATAAAGCCTGTGACCTTACTTGCATAAGATGAGCTAAACCAGCATCTCGCATAGCCAGAACTTCTGGTGTAGCTTGGTTATCGGTGAGGGTGGCAATTTGGGTATTCAACTCTTCAATAGAATTAGTGAGAGTAGATACTTCACCGGTTAGGTTTTCATTTTCTGAAGTAAGCGTAGATACCTCTGATTCCAGATCGGTTATCCTGGAGGCATTACTTTGGAAGTGAGCTATCAAAGCTTCTTCATCAGGGATTTGCTCAATAGTGAGGCCTAAGCTTAGGAGGAGGTCTGTAAATTTCATTTCGTCGTTATTAAGGTTGTTAATATTAAAAGAATTAGTATCGAAAAGGTTAATCTGCCGAAAGTTGAGAGTGGCTGACTGGTAGGGTACTAAATCACCAGTACCAGTTACAGACATATAGGGTTCTCTATTCACCTGGTTTGCTGATAGAGATAGCTGGTAGTGCTTACTTGCTTGTTTTGCCATTACTATCTTACCTCCTGTGAGTTTTTTGGCAAATGGGTCAGCCCCATGAGGAACCAGGGATAATTCGAAGTAGAGGTTAATATCATCTACCACTTTTCTTATTCTTTTTCCTGAATTATCAAAAGTCCCTAACTTACTATAGAATTCATTATCCGGTAAGTCATGGGATTTTACCCAGTGGAAATTGATAGTTACTGAGCAAGAGTGGATACTTGGGGGATCCATCATAATAGCCCGTACAACCCTGGGGTTTGATTTAGCATCTATTTTGAGTACCCCATTAATACCGGCAGGAATAGTAACACCACCAATTTTGTAGGACTCTTGCCAATGAACGGATTGAACTACACCCATTACACTCCCTGTTATACTCTCATGATCCAAGAATATGGATTGGCCTACCAGTAAATCCATAGAATTCTTAAGAACATCCTTAGAGGTAAAATCTACAGCCATTTGTTTGGGGGCTATTATGATTTTAGATAACAGCCTAAATACTGGATAAATAAAATCCCCATCCTCCGGCTGCATATCCGCCTGAGTAACCTCGGGATAATAGGTATAATAATTGGGAGAGCCGGAATCAAATAGGCCCAACTTCTCTAAACTATCTTCCTTAGCTGAGTGCATTACTTTATCAACTCCTTCCATAGGGATTGAAGTAGGTAAGTGGGGGAGGATCATTGCATGAGAGCCTCTCATTTCGAGTATTTCAAATGGCATGGTTATGGTGTTTTTGATTCGTTATCTCTTCTCTTGGGTTGGGGGTTATTTTTATCCCTAACTCTACGGTCAGAGTCATCCTTTTTCTTTTCCCTTTCTTGCCTGGATTTCTCCTTAGCTATTGTCCCATCTGGGTCTATTGGAGCTCTGGGTTCAGCTTGGTCGGGTCTTTCGTAGTTCAGATTATCGGCATACGTTTGTAAACTGATTATACCATCGGCATAAAGTATCCGTTGGTTACGGATCTTTATTTCTGTGGCCTGTTGTAATTTAAGGTCATCAGAAATAGTAGATGGATTAAATTCAACTGTTAAGTTTTTAAATTCATACCCCTTTAACCGAAGATGTAAAGTATACCCAAATGATAAGGCCTCCTGTAAGAATAGTTGGACATTATGTAATTGAGATAACATCTTGGTGAAGATGATGCTTATATTTGTATCGGTGGACTCTGTAGTACCCATGAAGCTACCGGAATACTTTAAGCCATTGGCCACCATCTTTTGGTTAAGGGCATAGATTTTATCCAGCCCAGAAATATTGTTAGTTGTAGAATGAAATTCAAATTCATGATCCCCATCATAACCAACTAACATACCTTCTTTAGTTCCCTTAAGTAGATTAGTTTTAGCCTCTATCAATAGGTTTTCCAATCTTTTCTTATAGGTAGATGGATTCTCATCTCTGTTTTGAGGGGGTTTTTCCATTAGCAACTCAATAAAACCTAAAATACCGAGTTGTTCAACTATGAATTTAATGTTTTTCATCATATCCCTTTGGATACCTAAATCCTCTAGGGCTGATACCAGTGGTGGGATACCCCTTGGATCATCTGTATCCCCAGACATACCAATATACTTATAGGTTAAGGGATTAAGAGCTATTAATAAATTGGGGGACTTAAGGATGTTTAGTGAATAATTGGCGGGTTGTTGGAAAAAAGTAAATTTACCTTTACTATTAACCTCTACTACTACAGTTTCTGGGTTGATAAATCCAATTGTTTCAATACCATCGAGATTTTCAGATGGAACCCATTCTGTGGATATAGCCCCTCCAATGTATATCTGGGTAATCATTTTATTAACCAAAGTTTCTACTCCGGCCCCACCAACCAACCAGGATTTACCTGAAGCTATAAGTTCATCTCTCATCTCTTTAACCAATTCTGGTTTAGTAGAATTATCAAAATAAACTTTATGGCCAGTATTAGTAAGCTGAACCATGTCCTGAATGGCCAAAGCCAAGTTCTGGATAAAAGGGTAGCTTTTACGGATTAAGGGTATTAGTTTTAGGTATTTCTCTGGGGCAAGTTGTGCCGCTTCTTTTTCAAAGCTAGCCATCATATTGGGCAAGTCAACTTGGCTCACCCTACCTGGTGGAGCTACCTTTACATCGGGCCTAGTAACTCTCTGTTTGAGTGGGGTTATGGGATTACTTTTGAACCAATCTGATATTGCCATGTTATTGGGGGGCTATAATTATTGTGTTGATTTTCCCTTTTCGGGTAAAATTAGTGATACATTCTCCAAATATTGCATCATCAGAAAAAGAGTCATCTTCCAGTTCTTCATCTTGGGATCCCCTTTTCTTATCTTTTCCCATAGCTACTGGCCTATTGGCACCATCATAGATAAAGGTATATGCTTCGGATACGAAAAATGGGTTTTTGATGTTTACTTGATCATTACGAATATCAGATTCCAATTCATCGATGATTACAGGCCTATTCTTAGAAGTAGTAAGCCAACCGGGGATTTTTTCTACTTTGGGTTTCCTCTTCCCCTTTTCTTTAAGGATGGAGGTACTGTAGTATAGATTGGGATAACCCTCATTAGCCACTCTAGAAACAGTAGCTAAACCAATGGAATTTGCTTCTGGGGCAATTTGAGCGTAGTTATACTCCCGCCCCCAATGCATTAGGAGATCGGCAAACCTATCGGGGGGTATTTTACCCTTAAAACAAGCCAATTCATCCCCCGTTCTATCCATTATACTAAAGCTAGAATAATCTCGTGATCTTCCTGAGGCAACGTCTGCCCCAATGAAACATTTTTGATTCCTACGAGCGGCTTTGAAGATAAGAAGATTACCATTTAGTTTTCTTGTAACTGTAGAATCATCTAGGCTATCTTCAATAGCTCGGATGTCTAGAAGATCGAACACTGAATCTCCAGATGATAAGAAGTCACCATCTATTTCCTGGGCAGTTCTTTTTGGCCCTAATACTGATCGCATGGTTTGATACCATGCGTCATCCCTCTCGGGGTGCATCTCCCACCTTAAACGAATTGGATTGAATCCATTACCACCAGATAGAGCTTCTACCCAGGTTTGATGGTACCATCCACCAACTCCATATGGGGTACTGTTGATAATTGAAGAACCCCCTGTGGATAGGGTTGGGAAGGCAGCTGCCCAGATTTTAGTAGCCCACCTTACCATGGCAGCTTCATCTATTACCAATAGGGAAACAGCTTCAGACCTACCCGCATCTTCCGTGGTGGGTATGGAAGTAATGATAGAACCATTACTGAATTCCATTTCAGTATTAGTACCTAAATCCCCGGGTCTACCATTAATCACTGGAGTTTGAAGGATTGGTGGAAGATTTCGGTATATGTATTTGATTCTACCTAATACTCTCTTAGCTACACGGTCCTTGATTGAAATAATCTGGATGTTCTTGTTTGGATGGAATAAAGCGAACCATAAAACATACAAGGCAATAAGTTCTGTTAAACCAGCTTGCCTAAATTTTAGGACTATGTTGAAGCGTTGAGTTAAGAAATACCATAACACTTTAATCTGGTATGGGTAGAGTTTGAAATTAACTCTTCCTTTTACTGGGTGTCTGATAAAAGCTAGTGAAGCAAAATAGAACACGTTTACTGCGGCTTTTTGCAGCATAGCAAAATCCGCTTTAGTGTAATTCTTTATTTCTGGCCTTTGCCCCATGTTTTTATTGGGATACCCCCGATTATTTGAAATTCTAGGCTTGGTTTATTGCTAATAGTCATACTTAAATCCCCACTAAAGGAAATTCTTGAAAACTCTACAGTTTGGATTAAGCCAACTATGGGATCATGAGAAAAGAATTGATATCCGGCATAGCCCATTAATTCTGAAGATATCCTTGACTTACTTGGTATTCCTTTAGGTGGGATGGGTGAAGCAGACAATCCCTCAATCCCCCACCGGTATTGGTAATGGTTTAACTGAAGAGGAAAGATATAGCCTTTTAATTTGGCATCAATCCCCAATAGGGTTAAGCTTAATGAATCTAGTTTTAAATCCATAGAGATAAGTTTTGGATACTGAGGAAATAGGGTTAAGAATTTATCCTTTATGAAAACAGTATCTTTCTTTATGGAATCAATGACTGCTTGAAGAGAGTCATTAACTCTTATCAACTTAAGGCTGTCTACTAAGCCTGAATAGATTATAAGTGTCTTAGGCTTAATATTTGTATTTAATGGTGGGGGTATACCTGGATAAGTGAGGTATATAGTGTCTACCTTATAATCATTCAAAGGTTCTGGAGGTACTACCTCATTCCTAGTAAGCCAGTAGCCAATAGCTAAGCCTAGAATTAATACTCCCAAACAAAGCAAAATAGATGTCAGTTTTTTCATGGTTTTATCTTAGTTAGGTTCAATAATAGAGGGGATATTTTATATATACTTAAGTATATAAAATATACCCCTATATGGGTTTTCTTATACGCGCATACGCATACGCGAGGGAAGCTTAATCCATGTCCAATTTCTTAGCAATCCATTGCCCAATTTCATACGGGGGAGTCTTTGTCACTGTAGTCCTACCTTTATTTATGCAATACCCTATCCGGGACTCATCCATCCATATATGAAAAGTATCAGGAACTCCCTGAATTCTGGCTAATTCCCTGGGGCTCATAGTCAATCCCTCATGGTTGAATTGGCGGTTAGCCTTACGGGCTGTTGCCGGGTGACGGTCTTTTAAATTTAGATATACCCCAGGGGCTGTAAAGAACCTCCGGTCAGTAACTTCCCAACGTGAAACCCCCCTCCTAAGCCATTCATCCCGGATATCCTCTAAACTCATTTTCTTACCAGCATACAGGGTAATTCTGGTTTTTATGTCCTCCCGGAAATGTCCATTTTCCCCATATACTAACCCTTCCAATAGCTCCCCAGCTGTTTTAGGCGTGAAATCCTCAATACCCCCAATCAGATCTTTCAGACTATACCCGGATCCTCTCTTTACCCCTATAATAAGTAAACGGATCCTGGTTTTTTGAGAATTCCCCCAGAATGTCACCGGCTGTTCTATAAATTTCAATCGGTAATCCCCAAAGTATTCTCGTAACTCACTGCGAGAGATTGACTTAAGCATTGCAGGTAGGTTTTCCATAATGAATACCTTTGGCCCAAACATCTTAGTGGCCTGTAGAAATAGGGTAAGGCTGGAATTATCCCTTGGATTATGTAAACTCTTTGACCTTGAGTATGATAGGATAGAACTATGGCCACAATCAGGAGCGCCAACTACTAAGTCCACTTCGGGTTTAGTAGAGAATTCTTTGATAAATGCCTCTAGCTTGTTAAATAGGGGTATTTCCCCAAAGTTCAATGTCCATTGGATATTCATGGGAGTCTTAAATATAGGTCTTGGCTCTATATTTGCGACTAGGTTTTTCTTAAATGGGTGGCAAATTACCCCATTTCCCCCACAAATGGCTATTACTTTCAAGTTTTTGTTCTTCATCTTGGGTTTTTTATATTATACTTTGTATAATATATAATAGTCCCTGTAGATTTTTTCTACACTAGATACTATTAATAATAAATACCCATATGCAAACATTCTTACCTCACCCAGATTTTATTTTAAGTATGAAATGCCTAGACTTCATGAGACTCGGTAAACAACGAGTGGAAGCCAAACAAATCCTGAATGCCCTTGAAAAACTGGATTATCAGGATAGATATGGCTACTCTTTTACAATACCCTGGGCCAATCACCCTGCTACTCAAATGTGGAGGGATTATTCTTCTATGCTTAAAGCCTACCACGATGTGGCTATATTGGAATGGATAGATAGGGGTTACAATAATACTATGCCCCTATTTTATACACCAGGTGAATTAGCTTACCAATTAGAACATGGGATATATCCCCCATGGTTTGGGAATGAAGATTTTCATAGAGCACATCAATCTAATCTCATGCGAAAAGCCAATCTAGCTTTAAAAAAATCCCATGAACTATTAATAAATGAAAGGGTTGGAAGTGCTCGAGTACAAAGAGATATATTCAGGCACTATGATAAAATCTCCCGGATTAACAATTGGACAAACAATTTTAATTTACCATATATTTGGCCCGTTTAATTATGCAAGAAGTTTTAAATTGCCTAGCATTGAATAGGGCTAAGCTTAAAATTAGCTTAGATACCCTAGAAAAATCCAAGATGGATAACCGTAAAGTAATAGACCACTTGGTTTTATCCATTAAGGAATACGACCAAGCTATTAATATCCTGGAAAATTATTCCGGGGCTAAACCAGAAAGAAATGAGACAGCCTCTTTTAAAAAATGACCCTCAGATTATCATAACAGCTGGGCATTCCATAATCCACAACAAAGGTACTGGTGCCATTGGCATTATTGATGAGGCCATTGAGGCAGAAAAGATAGCCCAGGGTATATATAATTGGCTAAAAAAATACAGTCCCTATGAAGTATTCCGAGATATGCCAACTTGGAGTTTAAGGACAGTAGCTAAGAATATTCGGACAATTTTATCCTCAAATGATATTTTAGTGGATATCCATTTCAATGCCTTTCATAAGGAATCTGCTCGGGGGACTGAGGTATTTATACCAAAGAAATACTCAGATACTAATCTTAATTTTGGTATTGCCATGGTTAATACAGTAAGCGAAGTATTGGGAACTCCAAAGAGAAAGGGTAAATTGGCTTTCCCTGGAGTAAAAACTGAGGATGAATCCCAGCACCCAATTCTAGCTCTTTTAGGTGGATTGGGAGTTGGAACTTCAATCCTTGTAGAAATTGGGTTTGTAACTAATCCCCAAGATGTAGCGGCATACCAAGATAACTTCGATTTATTAATTGAAATGATGTCAAGAGAAATTGTTACTTGTTATAAATCAATAAACCCATGGCCAAAATACTAATCATTTTAGCCATAGGCTATATATTGTTTACTACCTATCTTTGGTTTTTAGCCAAAGGGGTAGGATATTTTGAAGCAGAGAGAATCCGAGATAGGATGTTTCTGAAGTTCTCAATTATAGCATGGCCATTAGCCGCTGTCTTTTTAATTTTATTGGCAATACCAAATATTTTTAAAAAATGGAAAAACTCAAATACCCGAAAATAACCCTGCTTCAAGATAGGGTTTTATTAATGCCCATCCAAGAAAGGATGTCCCAAGGTGGGATTCTTTTACCATTTGGATCTGAGGATATTCCTCAAACTAGAGGCTATGTAATGGCTGTTGGGGAAGATTTTGATGACCGCGTAGTCCCTGGTGATATCGTACACTACAGGGGGGATGATTGCGTTAAGATCGAAGTGGAAGGGGTAGAATATGACCTCATCCGGGAATCAGGTATTTTCATGGTTGAAACTCCCGAAGCTAAGGATCCAAGGGAAGCTGTATCACTTCTTAATGAACTTTATGAATGGGGCTTGGCAATGTACGAATGGAGCATAGCCTTGAATAAATGGAAAGATGAGGTTATGGAGGTTCATGGGGACCCAACCAATTTATTCCTAGATCATGGGGACTCATTTCAAACCCAGATTCCCTTTGATAGTGCCCCAGTAAAAAATACCTATATTTTAGGTAGAGTAAGGAAATACCTTAAAGAATAAACCAGATTGGGTGGTGGAATTGGTAGACACGTCCCTTTTTGGGATTACCGAGGATGACATAACCTAGCTGCCAGGGGCCCCTGGTGTATAGCATATTACAATCCGTTGAAGTAGTCTGGGTTCGAGTCCCAGCCCAATCACAAATCTTAATACCATGAAAGTAGATGATAATTACATAGTGCCATTTGGGGTATTTAAGGGTAAACCCATAGGGGAAGTACCCGCATATTACTTACTTTGGCTTCTAGAAAAAGGAAATCCGATGGGAAAGCTAAGATTATATATAGAGCAGAACAAAGCTTTACTAGAAAAAGAGCTGAGTATGCCTAGTAGCTACCAAAGATCTACTTTAGATAGGGACAATTAACCAACAAATCCAATATTATGAAAAAGTTAGTAATTCAGGGGATCAGGTCTAAGGCTTTCCTTCCCAGAGCCATTCAATTATTCATGTGGCTCTACGCAAAGGCTAACCACTTACCCCCTATTAAGTGTTGCAACCACTGGTCTGTGGTGCTACCGGATAGCCTCATGGAATATGAGGCTATTGGTAAAGGGGTAGTAAGGAGACCCTACTCAGTTGAGAGCCATGAATACGTACGGGAATGGGTACTGTTGCTAAATGACATAGCCTATGAAGAGGTGGTAAACTATTTGGAATCCTCAGTGGGTAAAGGCTATGAATTCAGCAACTTCCTATTCCATATCCTTAAGGTAGCCGGTTTCAGGTGGCTGGGTATTTACAATGACAAAAGGTTCTCATGTATTGAATTGGCCAATAGATGCATACAGATGTCTGGCTACCGGGGGTTTAACAAATTTGACAATCCATATGAAACCCAGGTTAAGTTAACTAAGTATTTTTACAACCACATAATAAAGGATTGAACCATGGAAAAAAGAAAACTAGAGGTGATTGAGAGTATGCTAAGTATGGTTTGGGATATGAGCTTTGATGATCAAAACCAGGTATTAGCAGGTTTTTTGGATAGGCTAATGATGGCTAGAAGTGAACGGATTGATGAGGTTAGGGCTAACCTTGAAGCTTTTGAAATCTCTCGTAGGGACTCTGAGGAAATCTTGAATGGGGGCTTTCAGGGGGTCTGGGATAATCTGGTAAAGTCAGCTGAAGCCAAGGTTAATCATGGGTCAGCACCCATACCCTTAGATGGGCCATTTTGGGATCCTTCAGGGCCCGGACCTAAACCTTCAGGTAGAAGGATGATTTAAACCATAGAAGATGTTGGTTGCTAATTGGCCCCTTTACTGGGGCCTTTTGGTGTGGGATCCAAGCTAATATGGGTCTTGAATTGGTAAGTATATGGGTAAAATTCCCCAAAATTTTTTATGTTTAGAGGGGTTGGGAACTTCTAGTCTGAGGCTTAACTACGTCTTCACTACGTCTTCTTGGTTTAGGTTTCAGGCCTCAAGGGGACAGGTTTCAGGCCTCAAGGGGACAGGTTTGGGCCCAAAAGTGGTGGCTGGGACATGCTTGGTCGGTATCCTAAATATGCAAAATTAAAAAATGTACATGGGGGACATATGTACATTTTTTAATTTTATAAAATATTATTTAATCCTTTTTGTAAATTTGAAAATTTTGATATTTCAGGCATATTGAAACTTTGATATTTTTTTATCGCTTCCAATAATAAATTTAAAATATATAATTCACTTTTTAAATCTATTGTTGTTTGAATTGAGTTACAATCTAAATATGCATCGTATCTTTTATTTATTTTATTTATTGCTTTCAATAAAGCAATTTTCATTCCTTTATTCATATTTTCTTTTTTTACAAACAATTTTAAATTGTTTATAGAAATTACAACATCAAATAATAAATTGTTGTTAAAGTCGATATTTGTTTCCATGTTTTTGAGTGTTTGAAAAGTGAGTAAATAAAAAATATCTTTTTTTATTTTCAGTTAAAAAAAGATATAAAAAAAAACTGTTTTACAACTTATTTAGAAGATAAGTTTTTTTAATAAGCTTTTGCTGTTATCGCTTATCTTTTTGTTGAAAAGGAATAACCTCACCTGTTTGCGAATCTTCCCTTTTAATCGAGAGTATTCTGGATAATTAGAAAGCTGGGGTTTAGTTTTACAAGTAATGAAATTATTTTTATCCTTTTGAATCTGATTTTCAAACTCATTGGATAAATTAATTTGCAAAATATCACAAACAGTACGCAAATTTTCAGCAATTTTGGAATAATTATATTCCGAATTATCTGAAGATTTAAAAACTGCTGCGCTTTCATTTTTTAAATCGGCAATTTGCTCTTTTGTTAGGATAATCAAAGTTTTTTTAATTTCCTTGTCATTCGTTGAATCTTTCATGGTTTTGAGTTTTTAAAGTTAAAAATTAAATTATTTCAGTTACGAATTTTAAATTCTGTAACTTACTTTTAAGACTTAGTTTTGAGTTATGGCAATTTTTCAGCCAATCTTTTTTTATTTGCTCATCGGAACGTATATCGTTGTTTTTACGTTCAATGAATAAATTTTCGGAAATTTTAATCCTTTTGTTCATAATTAAAAAAAGTTAAAAATTAAACAAAATTTGTGCTAAT